AATCGCACGCCACCTATCAGGCATATGATAGGGCGCTTGTTGCCCCGCGCGCAGTGGGCACAGGGAGACAGGCCATGAGTACGACGGTTACCCAGTTCGACCAGGCGTTACGGGACGCCACCACGACCTACCTCGCCCGCAAAGACCGCTCCCAGCATCCCGACGGTTCTTTCGACAGCGCCAAACGCTGGTACCCCAGTGCCAGTGAGCGGCAGGACTGTTGCGACACCATTCGCACGCCCTCTGCCGCCTATCCCTATAGTCTGATGGTGCATTGCCGTACGGCGGAGCACATCGCGCAGTGCTTTGGCGTCGAGGCCAGCGCCGTGAAACAGGCCGTGCGTCAGCAGCGCCCGCGCCGGGCACCCACGGTACACACCCGGTACAAAGTCGTGCGGATCGTGGCGTCTCCTCTGGGAGACCTCTATACGAGTCTGTACGACCATACCGTGTACCGGGTGGGAGCGAGCGTCCGGCAGGGGGCCAAGCCGCGGCATGGGGGTGGCTACTATGTACGACCGCTCACCGCGACGCACCTGCGCTCTGATACGCTGGCGCCGTGGGGCGTGCAGGAGACGGTGACCCTCACAGAGGCGTTTCTGCGTGGGGACGTGTATAGGCGCCCGGAGAGTGGCACCTACGCGATTCTGGAGTGCCACGTCTGGGGCCGCTGTGTCGCGTATGAGAGTGGCAAGGAGGCCTGGACCTTTCTGAAGCCGGTGCGCGAGATCGAACGCTTTAGCGTGGAGAATTAAACCATGCCAACCTATACCTTACCCCGAGATGGTCAGCGAGCCGTCCGCTTTACGGGCGAGATGCTGGCCGCGGTGTCCGGGCGCGTCGTCCAGGGCAGAGAACAGAACCGGTGGTATGAGGTGCGCCTGTTTGCCGAGCAGACGGGCCGCACCGTCGTGGCGTGGGAGTACCTCACGCTGTGGCAGGGCGAGGAGGATCATGCGGAGGTGCAGACGTGTGCGACCCTCCCCGAGGCGATGAACGCCCTGGAGGCGTTTGACCCGCTCCAGTGGCTTGAGGGGTACAAGGCCCTCATGGCCCGGCACCCGCAGGACCGGGACGAGGGACATGCGAGCGGCTATGCGAGTCGGCAGGCCCGGCTGGAGCAGCAGCTCACCGAACAGTACGGGCGACTCGTCGCCGAGTTGGCCCGGACCCTGGACGTCGTGGAGGAATTATAGAGGCAACGTCCTGACCCAGAAAGGAGCGGAAGATGCCAGGTGATCCCGTCAATACGCTGATTGATCTGGCCCTCTCAGGGCGCCAAGGCCCCGCCCTGTACGACGCCTATGATGCCTGTCGCCGGGCTATGGCGAATGCCCGTGGACAGGTGCTTGATGTGCGGGCCAATGCGGTTCTTGATGTCCTCAAAATGACCCTGATGCTCCGACCGCTGAGCGACGATGAACGGACGTTGTTGGCAGGCTTACGTCACGCAGATGAGACGGCACAGGCCTAAGACAGACACACGCCTCCTCCCGCCACGCTCGCAACGTTGGGAGGAGGCGCTCGTCCACGTGTGTGGAAAGAAAGTGAGAGAAGAAGATGCCCAGTATAGCACAGATCGACACCGACACCAAGCCCGTGCTCACGACCCCACCGGCCCTACGCCATCCCTACAGCGCCGCCTTCGTCGAGGCGCTGCGCATCGAGGTGGCGACACTCCAAGCCAAGCATCCCGTGCTGGCCGATGCCATAGGGCGGGCCAACGCCCTCCTCCTGGACGGGCGGCTGTTCGCCGAGGATGATGGGGAGACCGCGACCGTCATCGGGTCCGATGGCGAGATCTACACCGTGAACGGGTCATGTCATTGCAAAGCGGCAGAGTATCATCCCGAGAACCCGTGCAAGCACCGAATTGGACTAAGGCTGTTTCAACGTATAAGTGAACAGCTCTGCCCCGCACCGACGGACGAGGAACGCGCCATGCGGGCCGCAGCCACAGCGCCAGCGCCCACACCTGTAGAGCAACACGCGCTGGAGATCGCCCGAATTCCCCCCGAGTTCATCGAGGTGATCAGCGGGAAACCCTTTGTTAAATATGCCGGGCTGCTCCAGCTCGCACAGGCAGCCGGGTTGCAGGAACTGCGGGCCGAGTGGACGGCGAATGAGCCCGAACTCAGCCTCGCGCGGGCCACGGCCATCTTTGCGGACGGGCGCATCTTCACCGAGTGTGGTGATGCAACCCCGACCAGCGGGAAGCGGGTGGGGCTTCACTGGAGGCGGCTGGCCCTGACTCGAGGAAAAAGTCGCGCCTTGCGCGATGCATTGGGACTCGGTATCTGCTCGGTCGATGAGATGGACTAGCAGGAGGGCATACTATGAGCCGCTCGACGACCGCCCTCTTTGATCTACAATGTGGCAGCAAGGTGCGCTACGCGACGGAAGCCGAAGCCCGCCAGGCGTACACCAGCTACACGGGGACGCTGTACGTGTACAAGTGTCCACACCAGACCCTGGGCACGCATTGGCACCGCACGAAGCAGCCGCAGGGTCGCAAGGGATAACCACAACCAGGGCAGGCCCGGACGGTCTGCCCCCACAGAAAGGCAGTCGCATGCAATCACCCCTCATGCTTACCACCCGCGCGGCCGACCGTCTGCTGGATAAGGGCCTGGCCTGGTTCGACGGAAAAGGCGCGCTGCTGGCGTACGGCACGCCCTATCACTGGGACGCTGCGCAGCAGTGCTACGTCGATCTGGCTAGGCTCCAAGCGCAGCGTGAGGCGGCCCTGGCACCGCCCCCCTCGCCGGAGGTGCAGGCCGTGCAGGCACAGACGCGCCTGCTGCTGCGCCTGGCGCAGTACGGCCTGCTGGTGCTCATCGTGCTGGGGAACCTGCCGCTCGGTGCCCTGGCGGTCGTCGTCTACGTGGGCTGGCGCCTCAGCAAGCTTGGCACGTCGCGCCCGCTGTGACCGGCAGGGCAATGAGCATTTCACTCATGAGCATTTCACTCATACCTAGTTCTATTTTGTCACCGTATTTTGTGCTTGCAGGGGGAATTTCTGGTGTGCTACCCTGAAGCAAAAGGCAGAGAGGTACCAAAACATCCCTGCACCATCGTTGTCAGGGAAGGGGGGCCATGGCTACGCCCGCAGACCCGTTTCTGGAGGAAATGGGCCGCCGGATGCGCACCAGGCGGGAGGCACTGCATTTGTTGTCCTATGAGGTTGCCAGGCGCATTGGGATGCCAGCGCCGACCTATTCCAAGCTGGAAAGAGGGAGCAAGAAACTGATTCAGCCGCAGCAGTTGGCCCGACTGGCCTGCGTGTTAGAGACGACCGTCGATGCGCTCCTGCCGCCCATGGCCGAGTGTCCGTAGCCAGAGAGCGGGGCACGGCGTGAGGCAGGCCCCGCTCCCATCGTGCTGACCCGTGGACGGTGATCAGCCCTGCTAGTATAGCGCAGACCTGCGCTGAGGTGTCAAGCTCATGCCCTGGTCCTTGGAGTTTACCGCGACCCATCTACGGGATTGTGTCGAACTCAGTGACGAGCCGGACCACCCCTTGCGCCTGCGCGTCGACGTCACCGATACCCAGTTAGAGGCGTTGCAGGCAGCCATCGACGCGGTCAGGCGCCAGCGCCAGCAGACGCATGATATCGCCTATGCGCGCAGGCAGAGGCGGACACTATGACGCTGCCGCGCCCCAACCTGAGTAGCCTCGTGCTTGCTGGCCTCGTCCTCGCCGCGCTGGTGAGCACGCGCTGGATCCGCCTCAATATGTCGCAGTCAGCCCCTGGAGGCTTCTACTGGCTTCAGCCGGTCGAGGTGCCCCTGATGCGGGACACCCTCGTGGTGCTGCCAGTGCCCGCGAGCGTGCAGCCCTGGCTCAGCCGCTGGACCAAGCTCTTGAAGCCGGTAGCGGGAGTGCCTGGGGATAGCGTGTGCATCGCCGAGCATCACCTGTTTGTCAATGGCTGGTGGCATGGACAAGTGCTGGAGGAAGCGCACGGGAAAGCGTTGCCCCAGTTGCCGGAGGGCTGTCAGACGGTGCCGGAGGGCCATGTCTTCCTGGCGACGCCGTTTTCACGCAGCGTAGACGGGAGATACTTCGGGATGACCCCCGTTGCCGATCTCACGGCGGAAGCGAAACCCTTACTGATTTGGAGGTGATCCGTGGCGAGCGTCGACAGGTTTACCCGGTTCAAAATCCTCAGAGCCCTGTGGGCGCGGGCCAAGAACCTCCTCGCCTGGATCTATGGCCCCCGCGAGCGTGACGAACGCCTGCGCATGCAGCGCTGGATCACCATCAACGTGGCCGAGCGCCACCTCCGCGACGGCATGATCCGGGGCACGGGTGATCCCGATAGCTCCCTCCCACCGCTGGCGCCCACGCCACGCCAGCAGCAGAGTGACGCCGCCTGGCGGGCGCAGTGGGAGGCGCAGCGCGCCTGGTTTGAGGCGCACCAGCGCCAGAACCAGAGCCGAGGAGGGCAGCCATGGCCGAGGACGTAATCCGCGAGATGCTGGCCCTGCATGGGCGCCTGGACGCCCTCAGACACGAGCAGCAGCACCATATCCAGTTCGAGGCGGCGTATGCGGGTAGGAATCCGGCGGTGCTGGACCGGTACGAGGACTTCTATACGGGCCTCGACGATATGCAGGATGATCGCAGCGAGTTTGCCGGGGCTATCGAGCTGGCCGAGTTGCATGACCGGATGAACGAGCTTGCGCAGGCACGGGTGGAGGAGCAGCAGCGGGACCATGAGCAAGGCATGGGCTATTAGGGTGGCAGAAGAGCGCGAGGACAAAGGCGCGATGGCGTTTACGATCATTCTCCAGAAGCTGGTCATCCTGGAGCGGGCCATGCAGGCGATCCCGCCATTGCTGAAGAAGATCGTCGATCACCTGGAAGCCCAAGGGCAGCAGCCGGGCGTGGACGTGGCGCGTTATGAGGTCCTCTATCCCGCGATCACGGCAGATGAGACACCGACGCCGCCAGACGTGCGGGCCGCCGATCCGTTGCCCACGCGGCCACCCCGGCGCTGGTGGCGCTGGTTTGTGAAGGAAGGCTAACCGGCATGGTGTACTGGCAGTTTCTGCTCGCCGTGGGGCAGTGGGCGCAGGAGCATTCCGCCCTGATGCTCGCCTGCTGGGGCACCGTCGTCGTGGTGCTGGGGGGACGAGAGGTGCTCCGCATGATCGCGCGAAGGGGACGGTCGTGACGCTGTTCGAGGGTCTCGTAGCCTTAGGCCACTGGGGCCAGCAGCATCCCCGCCTGATCTGGGGGACGCTGGCCGGTGGCTTCCTCCTGGGGGGAGGGCTGCGCCTGGTGACGGGGGGCCATCGGCGCCGTCGCACGATGCATGGATCGGCGAGGTGGGCAACCTACGGCGAGGTCAAGCGCAGTGGTCTGTCACGGACGCATGGTGTGGTGGTGGGGGAGATGCAGATGCAGACCTTCTACGATAATGGCGCGAAGCATGTCTTTCTGTGCGGCCCTACGCGGTCAACGAAAGGTGTCTGCCATATCCAGCCCACCCTCCGGACGGGATGGCGCCAGAGTGCGCTCATCCTCGATCCCAAGCGCGGCGAAAACTACGACCTGACGCACGAGGCCAGAAGGCAGGGGGGGCGTGTCGAGGCCTTCACCCCGTATCAGTTGCCCCAGGCGCGGCTCAATGTGATGGACACCATCCGTCTCAAGACGCTTGATGAACACGGCGATGCCCTGACGATTGCCCAGAGCCTGGTGGCCCCCTATAAGATGATCGCCGAGAACGCCACCAGCCTGCACTTCCGGGAACTGGCGTCCCTGCTCCTCACCGCCGCGCTGCTGCATGTGAGCTACACGGCCCCGCGTCGCTCGCTGGCCGCCGTCTGGCACTTCCTCACGCAACAGCACCGCACCCTGGGCGAGTGCCTGAAGACGATGCGCACAACGCCGCAGACCCCGCATGGGGTGCATCCGACGATTGCCCAGTTCACCGCCGCCATCCAGAACATCACGGGCGATCGGGAACTGAGCAGTGTCTGGAGCACGGTCGTGCGCCCACTCTCGCTGTACGCAGACCCGCTCATTGCCGCCAGCACGGACACCTCGACGCTGGCCTTGGGCGATCTCCAGCATGGCACGGAGCCGCTGTCCCTGTACCTGCTGGCGCCCTCGCCCCGTGCGCTGGAGCGCCTGCACCCGGTCTACCGCGTCATCGTCGATGTGGCCATGGCCCGGCTCACCGATCGCCCGGTCAGCGCCAGCGCGAGGCGGTTGCTGGTCTGTGCCGAGGAGTTACCGGCGTACGGGTATATGCACAGCCTGAACAAGGGGGCGAGTGATATGGCCGGGTACGGCATCAAGGGGTTCTACGTGGTGCAGGACCTTGATCAGTTCGAAGATGTCTACGGCAAGCAAAATAGCATCTGGGGCAATACGGAGACGAAGATCTTCCATGCCCCCGATAACGAACGCACGGCCGAGCGCGTCAGCCGCTACATCCTAGGGGCGGCGACGGTGGAGAATCCTGTCGCCTCGCGGCAGGGGTTCCTCAGGGATGGCTCGGTGTCCTATCAGCATGTGGAGCGCCCGCTCCTGACCACGGACGAGGTCCAGGCGCTCGACCCGGCCCAGATGATCGTACGGCGCACTGGAGCCAAGCCGATGTTGTTGTACAAGGTGGGATATGACCCGAAGAAGCGAAAGGAGGCGGCGGCGTAAATGTGGGACTTGATCTATATCGACATTGGCGTACTCGTCGTGCCAGTGCTGCTGGCGCTCCCGATATTCGCCCTCGTCCTGCTCGGGCGTGGGGCCTGGGAACTCTGGCAGTATGGGCGGCGGCGCGGACACATGCAGCACGCGAGGAAACAGCGATGCGGAACATACTGCGGAAAGCAACAACAGCGGGCATACCCCTGGCAGGCTATGCCCTGATCTACGGCGTGAGGTCGGCGGCAGCGGGCGGCTTCGGCATTGCCGGCCTGGATGCCTTTCTCACGACATTTGCGACTGGCGTGACCGGGATGGGGATCCTCATTGGCGGGGTGGGCCTGGCCGGGTACATTGGGTCGCAGATGGACAACCCGTTCAGTACAATACTTGCTGGCTCCATAAATTTTTTTACTAAGGCAGGTATTTTGGGCGGTGGGACGGCCATGCTCGGGACGCTCGGCCTGGTGGCAGGAGGGACGCTCTATTGACGTCCTCCGCCAGCCAAGGCAGGCGGATTCCCTAGGTTGGCCCTCAACGCCCTGAGGGGGGTCCTGTGCTGTGACCCTTACTTACTCTTGGCCCAGGACGCGAACGTCCCTACCAAGGGCGACAACGGCAGCGTCAGCCGTTGCAAGAGGCATCTGATGTGTGTCGTATAGAGGATAGCCAGCGATATGCTGAAACAACTACCCCACGACGCAGTACCTCGTATGATGCGAGCTTTGCGGTACAACTTTTACGCTGATCCCTACGATCAGCAACCCCGCGAAGTCGTATTAGAAAGAGCAGACATACTGCACAAAATTATATCAAATGAGTGTAGTTTTGTCTATACACACTGCGTTAGAGAAATGACGCTGCGCGTTAGGGAATTGCTGCGATGCAGCAACCTTTCATTCCCCTGTCAGCTCAAGCAGACAGCCCCCTGAAAGGAGACGAAATTGGCGGAACAGGGGTCGCTCATCCACGGCTTCCAGGTGCCCATCTTGCGCGGCGTCTGGGAGCGCATTATCACGTTCGGTGCCCCGCGCATCTACGCCCGTACCTGGGCCTGTCTGTGGCTGTTCATCGGGCTGATTCTGCTGACGTACTGGGGGTTTAGGTGGTTAGCCGTGCCGTTCCTGGGATGGCTCCTCGGGCAGGGCGTGCTCGTGCTGCTCACGCAGTGGAACCCTAGATGGGACGACATGATGTATGCACAGATGAATCAGCGCTATAAGGCGCGTTACTCGGCGGGATAAAGCGTGCGCTTGGACACACTGGATACTTGACGTCCTCTGCCCCGTAAACGAGGCAGATTCCCTACGTTGGCCCTCAACGTCCTGAGGGGAGACCTATGCAGTGTCTCTTACTTACTCGCGCTTCTCATCGCACGAGCGACCGTGCCTGCATCAAGCACGGGAAGAAGTCTCTTGGTGCATCCGTATGGGGCAGCCAGCACCAGGCTGTAGGTCAACTGCCGCGCGATGCAGACTTCATGTACGCGCTACGTTACGGTAGAGCTTTTACGGCTGTCCCTGTGACAGCCAACCGCCTAACTCTATTAGAAAGAGCAAGTACAACAGCATGAGTATATCAAACAAGTACAGTTTTGTCTATACGCAGTGTGTCAGGGAAATGACGCTCCGCGTTACGGAATTGCCGCGTTGCGGCAACCTTGCTTTCCCCTGTCTCCTTGAGGAGACAGGGGAAAGCAAGGAACTTTTGTGGAGAGGGGAGCGCTGGCCTTTCGGGGTGCAACTGCCCTCGGTGCAGCAGGAACGAGCACGATTGAGCACAAGGATCACGTGTGCACACAATCTAGAAAGCAGGCCGTGCCGTGGCTGAGGTCGAGCAGGTCATCCTCCGCTGTCAGCAGTGCCACGAGCCCGTCCGCGTCCCCCTCTTTCCCCTGATCAATCACGGGGAACGGGCCTGCGCCTGTACCTTCGTCGGCGGCACGGATCCCTGGCCCGACTGGTGGCAGGCGGAACGCGTGCAGGACGAAGGCGCCGGGGGCGAGGCGGCGCCAAGGAGAGAAGCCGTGGAAACGATTTGGAAATATCCGGTCCCCATCGCCGACACGTTCACGCTGGAGTTAGCGCCGGGGGCCCGACCGCTCAGTGTGCAGTGTCAGGACGGCGCCCCCTTTCTCTGGGTGCTCCTTGATCCCAGTCTGGGGCCTGAGCCCCGACATTTTCACCTGCTCGGCACGGGCCACCCCCGTGGCGCACGCTCCCTGGGGACGTTTCTGGGGACGTTCCAGCTTGCTGGCGGCACCCTCGTGTTTCACCTCTTTGCTGAGGATGCGTCCTGATGCCGGTCTTCGCTGAGTACGTCCGCCCCAAGCCTGCGCCGGATCGTGTCAGTGACAAAATGCCCTGGCGAGCCGTGATTGCGCCCGGCGTGGTGCTCCAGAAGGACCGCTGGCAGACGCTGCAACGCACCTATGCCGTGCGCGGCCCCGATGTCATGGGGCTGGCGCGCGAGGTGCAGGGGGCCCTCATCATGCAGGCCAACACGGTGCTCAAGAAGTTTGGGGGCAAGTGGATGCTCCACTCCGAAGCCCAGCGCGTGCGCGTCACCGACCTGCCGCCGCTGCCCGAGGAGACCCCGCTGCTCGTGCGGCTCCTCGACGCCGACCACCGCGCCCGGCTGCTGGCCCATCCCGGTATCCGCGAGACGACGTACTATCTGACGCTTTCCTGGACGCCGCCGCCGCCGAGCATGCAGCGCTGGGGGGGCTGGTTCGTGCGCGGGCCAGGGAGCCCGGCGCGACCGACCCACGGCCTGGGCACCGTGGTGCGGGATTTTCTGGACCAGGCCGATTACTTCATGGACTTGCTCAAAGGCGTGCTGGCGGAATGCCGCCCCACCACCACACCGGAGACGCTGACGTATCTCCATAGCTGCGTGTCAGATCGCTGGTATAAGATCGGGCTGCTGGCGTCCCTCATGGATATCGATCACCAGCTCTGTGACACCGCCCTCGACCCGGCCGGCTGGTATCCGCAACTGGGGCGCTGGCATATCCGCGTCTGTTCGGTCAATGGCTACCCGCGTCAGTCCGTCGTCGGCATCATGCGCGACCTGGAAGCGTTACCGCTGGACTTTCGCTGGTGCACCCGCTGGCTGGGGCTCGAGCGCCATGTCCAGGACGGCATCTTGCGCAAAGCCCAGGGCGCCTGGGTGCACGAGGAAAAAGGTCTCAGTGATCGCCTGAGTGAGAACTTGAGCCATGAAGCCACTCGCGTGCTCAACCGCGACGCGACCAACAAAGCGGAGGATGTGGACATCGCCCGGCAGGAGATCGGCGCGGACCTGCTCGCCTATGGGCAGTTCACCAGTACCGTGACCGTCTGGGACGAAGACCCGGAGCGGGCCGATGAGAAGCGCCGCCTGGTGATGCAGGCCTTTGCCACGCGGGAAATTGCCACGGTGGAAGAAGGCGCCCACCTCGTGGCGGCCTGGTTTTCGAGCCATCCCGGCAACCGCGTCGACAACGTCAACCAGACCCACCAATCGTCGCTGACGCTGGCGCACTTCTGCCCCGGCCTGACGGCCGCCTGGCGCGGACCCGAGCGGGACACCTACCTCCAGGGGGGCCCCTGGTGCTATGTGCAGACGGAAGGCCACACGCTCTTTCGCATCGTCAATCATCTCAGAGACTTAGGGCATTTTCTCGTGCTCGGGGCCACCGGGGCCGGCAAGAGCACGCTGGGGAACTGGCTGCGCGCCATGTGGCTGCAATACCCCTCCTCCCAGGCCAAACTGTTTGACATTGATGGGCATGGCCGGCTGCTCACCCTCCTGCTCGGCGGGAGTTGGTTTGACCTGGGGGGCCCGACGGCTCGCTTTCAGCCCTTGCGCCACATCGACGACCCGCTCCGGCGTGGCATCGCCATCCAGTGGCTCCTCGACCTGATGGAGGAGTACCACGTGCCGGTGACGGCCACCGTGCAGGCGCACATTGGCGGCAACATCCTCAAGCTGCTGCGCTATCCCCACGGAGGACGCACGCTCAGTACCCTGCTCACGCTGATGGCCGACGGGGCCCGGGAGACGGAACTCAAAGCCAAGGCTGGTCGCATCGATGCCCAGGGGATCAGTCACCCCGATACGGACCTGCGTGCCCTCGTGAAGGAGTGGCAGGAGGTGCGCTGGGTCCTGCAACGCTTTGCGGATGGCGGGGAGTATGACGGGCTCTTTGACGGCACGGAGGATGATTTTGACGACAACCCGATCCAGACCTTTGAGCTGCGCGACCTGCTGCAGCGCCCCCGCCTACTCGGCCCGATCCTGCGCTACGTGTTCCCGCAGATTGAGCTGCAGATGACGACGGACCACCCCATGCTGTTCCTGTTTGACGATGTGGCTATTCCGTGGGAAATCCCGAAGATCCGGCAAGACTCGAAGGACTGGCTGCGCACCACGCGCAAGAAATCGGTGAGCCTGGGCTTCATGACCCATAGCCTCGCGGACATCTTTGGGGCGGAGGAGGGACGGATGAGCGACATGGGACCGATGCTGGTTGAGTCGTGCCCTGTCAGGTTCTATTTGGCCAATCCTGAAGCAGCCAAGCCGACCATCCGGGCCATCTACCGGCGCATTGGCCTGGAAGATACCGCCATTGACCAGGTGGCGATCATGCGGCCCCAGCGTGACGCCTATTACGAGCTGCGGGAAGTGGGGCAGCGGCCCTTCTCGCTGGCGTTCAGCCGCTTCATCCTGGATTGCATTGCTAGGAATACCGCGGAAGACCATCGGCTCATGGATGAGATACTGGGGAAGGAGGGCCGGGAAGGCTTTGCCGCCGCCTGGCTGCGTCATCATAACTATGAGGACATCCTGCATGCACACCAGATCTTCTGATCCCCTCGTCGCTCTGTGGCACGATACCACCCGAGCGCTGCACTGGCGCTCGTGGTGTCCTCTGCCCTCCCACGAGCAGGCGGTCATGCGCCTGATCCTTTGCCGGGAGTTGCAGGAGTTGGATCATGATCCGGCATGGTCGAAATCGCCGTGGGCATGGAGACATACACATTGGCAACTGCTTGAATTGAAAGCCTGTGCGGGGCACAGCGTGTGGGAGGGCGCGCGTGGAGACGAAGCATGAGACCCCAGGCATGCTGCACGCCACCGGCTACGTCGACCAGCTGCGGCGCATCGAGGATGCCTCAGCGGCGGAAGTCGAGCGCATCCAGCACGTCTACCGTGAGATCGAGCGCCGCGATGGGGCGGCCCAGTGGCACGCCGCCCTCTGGTTTCGCTTCGCCTGCCTGCTCGCCGTGGTGCTCATCGTGGCGGTGAGTGCGGTGGTGTATTTCGCCATGCAGGCCAGCCGGGTGCAGGCGTTCGTGCAGCCGGTGCAGGTGACGGAGGAGGGGAAGATGGTCCTGGTGGGGGTGCCCAAGGACCTGCTCGACTACCAGCCCGACGATAGCCAGGTCATGGATATGTTGGCGCAGTACGTGACCAAGCGGCGCTGGCGCGGGGACGAGGAGGGCTATAAGCGCACGCGTAACGACTGGGCGTGGCTTTACAGACACAGTTGCGGCTTTGGCTCTAAGCTGCTCGCCAACGACGAAATCAAGGAACTCCCCTTCAAGCCGAGCAAGATGCGGGCCTCCATCGAGATTAAGAGCATCACCAAGACGGCGACGCCCGAGAGCTGGCAGGTGGTCTGGCATGAGGTCAGTGTCGATAAGCTGGCTTCAACGCTGAAGGAGCAGGACTACGTGGGCACATTTACGGTCGGGAGGATGCGACCCAAAACCATGGTCGAAGCGATGGACAACCGCTTAGGTCTCTGCGTCAATGGTGTCGACGTCGCACCGAGGGCCGGGTCATGATGGCAACGATGATCCCGACAGTATGCATGCTGGTCCTGCTCCTTATGGGCTGTGCGAAGGAAGCGCCACCGCTGCCACCCGTGCCCCCAGCGCCCGAGGACCTGAGTACGTGGAGTCTTCCTGAGCTGGTGCAGCCGCCACCGCCTGAGACACCACAGGCCCAGTCCGCACCACCGGAAAAGCCGACCCCAGCCGAGCAAGTGCTCGACTTTGCCCCTGGCACCACGTTTAGCCTGACGGTCCCCGTAGGCGCCCCGCTCGACATCGTCATGCAGCGGGGCGAGGAAGTCCGCAACGTGATCGGGGGGGACCGTGCACCGGTCGAGGCGAACCAGACCACGCGCTGGGAACTGAAGGAAGGGGCACACGGCGTGGGCGACACCCTCCAGCACCATCTCTTTCTCAGTGCCACCCTGCCGGGCTTGACCACGGGACTGATCGTCACCACGACGAAACGCACGTATTACATCACGTGTAAAAGTGTCAAGACGTCGCTCATTCGCACGGTGCGCTGGCGCTACCCAGTGGAGACGACCACCCCCACCCTCACGCTCAAGGTGCCGCCGCTGCTGCCCGATCCGGCGCAGCCGAAGCACTATCATGTGGGGTATGCGTTGACCTCCGCCCAGAAGCATGCCCCCGACTGGCTGCCACGCGGGGTGTTTGATGACGGCCGCAAGATGTATGTGGTGTTCCCCGAGATCACGCTGTTTGAAGTGGCCCCGATGGTGCGGATGGTGGGACCGAATGGCCCGGCCCTGATCAATGCCCGCACCTTTCTCAACGTGCTGATTCTCGACCAGCTCGCCCCGCGCCTCGAACTCCGGGTCGGGCTCGGCGAGACGGCGGAGGTGGTCAGTATTGCCCGTGGGGCCTTGCGCACGATTGCGTGTCCAGGGGACGAGGCGTGCCCCGTATGGCCAGTCGCCGCGCCGGCCCTCGCGCAGCGTTCGCCCCCCGCGCAGCCACTCCCCGGTGCCGTGGGCACCGGAACGGTGTCGCATACCGACAGTCTCAGCGCCCCCGCCACGTATGCGCAGCCGCCGCAGCTCTACACGCATAGGCCAGCGCCTGGGTCATCACCCGTGCCGCCGCCGCCAGCGACCCCCGCGCCACAAGGAGCCCAGCCATGAATACAGAGACGCGTCGCGTCACGCTGCGCTATGGGCTCTGCACCATCCCCGCGGGTCGCACCCTCGACCGGTATCTGTTCAGCGATCTGGCGCATGCCAGACGGTGGCTGACGCAGCCCTGCGTGACGGAGTCGGACTATGAGGTCGCCATCGTGCGGGTGGCCAGGAGTACGCGGCGCTGTCCCGACTGTGGCTATCGGCGGGACATCTGGTTGCACCCGTTTCAACGCCTGACCATCGCGCAGTTCCTCGCGCAGAGCACCGCCTCGCCGGCGCCGCCAGACGGAGGCCAGCCATGACGCGCACCCCGGCCCCCTTTGGCACCCCAGCGACGCGCCTGCATGCGGGCCGTATCCTGCTGGTGCTGTTCCTGCTCGTGGGCGGCGCCTTCGCCACCTGGGCCTGGATCTTCCACCGCGGTGGTGGGGCCAGGACGACCGAGGCTGAGAAGGGCACCTCGCCGGGTTGGACGGCGGCGCAGATGCACTACGAGAAGCCAGAGGTCGTCGAGAAAGCGCCCCCACCCCCACCCGTCGACATGACGGCGGCTGAACTGGCGCGGATCAAGGCCATGCTGGCGCAACTGGCCGCCGAGCTGGAGGCCCTGAAGAACCGCAAGCCGCCCACGACGACGCCCGTGGTGCAGCAACAGCCGAAGCCCGAGCCACCGAAGAAGGTGCCAGGCAGCATGCTGTTCGTCAGCCACGAACCGAAGGAAGGGCCAGGAATGCCCAAAGTGGACGAGTATGTGCTGGCACCGGGCGCCACGAAAATTCCGTGCGTGATCGAAACGAGCATCAACAGCGATGTGGAGGGCTTTTTTACGGCCCGCGTCTCCAGCAATGTCTACGACACGGCGACAGGCCGACATCTCCTCGTGCCCCAGGGCTCGACCATTCTGGCGCGGGATCACTCGTTAGACCTGCTCTACGGCAACGAACGCCTGCCCACCACGAGTCTCACGCTGGCCCTGCCGGATGGCCGCTCGGTCGATCTGGGCAAGGCCCCGGTCACGGACCAGCAAGGTATATCAGGACTAACAGGAAGGGTCAATAACCACTACTGGCGCCTGTTTGGGGCGATCTTTATTGGCGGGGCGTTGCGGGGCGGCGTCCAGGCGATGCAGACCGGGCTGGCGCAAGCGGCCGGCGTGGGGCAGATCGCGGCAGGGTACGGGAGCGTGGTCAACCAGGCGCTGAGCCCTCGACTTGGGCGCGCCTTGGACACCAGACCCACGATTGAAGTGGACGCAGGACAAATCTGCAACGTCTTGCTGACCAAGGAGTTACGACTGCCTGCCATGTGGCAATAGGAGCTGGAGTATGTCCCAACGGTGTTGCGCGACCTGCCGCTGGCATGATGTCGAGGGGTTCTATGCCTTCTACGGCCAGAACGCGGATGGCATGGGCAATATGGGGTTTTGTCGCAAGGCACCGCCCTTGCCCGATTTCACCCGCTTGATGGGGCCGGTAGTCCAGGACGCCGACCGCATCGATCTCTTTGTCTTTGCCCTCTGGCCCGAAACAGACGACACCGACTGGTGTGGCGCGTGGGAGGTCCACGCGGAGGAAGCACCGCAAGGAGACACGCCATGAAGCATCGACCTTCCCCCTATGAGGCCCGCAGCGAGGGCGAACGCCAACGCAACAACGCCCGGCTCGGTACCCGCTGGCAGGAGCGCCCACTGACGCACGAGGAACGCCTCGCCCTGGTCCTGGAGCCGCGCCTGAAGCGGGAGTGGTGGGCCGGGTTCTGGTGGGGCTGGCTCTGGGGCGCCCGCTGGGTCGTGCTGCTGACATGCGGGCTGGCCCTCAGCGGCTGCATGGATGTGGCGCAGTGGCAGCTACGGACCTTCTACGGGCTGGATTGCCGGCAGGAAAAGCTGGTGGATGGGAAGTGCGTCCCGGTGAAGAAGGGAGGGTCGGATGTCCAAACTGCTCATCCGTAGTGTGCCTCTTGCCTGTTTTTTTCTGCTTCTTAAGAGCCAGTTAGCTATAAGTCAATTAGTTGTAATAGATCCGGGGGATATTGCTCAAAATACCATAACAGCAGCACAATCAGTGCTCATAACTATCGAAGAGACGATCCAGACGGCACAAGGTGTACTCAATCTGACCCTCCTGGAAAGCATCATCAGCACAGGAGGTATCCTGGAGGATATCGCCCTGCTAGGCCAGCTCATGGAAGAAGCCTCGCAGATTTCCACCGACTTGAACTCCCTGCAGGCCCAGATCGACACGCTCATGCACTGGCAGACCGCGCCCGACACACGCGATGGGCTGGCGACCCTCATCGCCCAGTATAAACAACTGAAGCAAGAACTCTACACCTACGCCGCCCGCGTGCAGACGCTGATGCGCACCGCCATCACGACGGTGCGGCACATGCAGATGCTGCTGGAGACGCTGGCGCAACTGGTGGGCAATCTGCAAGGCCAGCAAGTCGTGGCGCAACATGCCGCAGCGATGCACAAGCATCTGGCCAACCTCTCCGTGCAGCACGGGGCCTACTATCAGGCGAAGTCCCTGGACCAATTGATGGAGGGGGTGACCATCGAGAGCATCAGGAAGATTCAACAGCGGCGCATTGAAGACTGGCCCAGCTTCTGAGGTGAGACGTGCTGACGCTTATTGACGACATCACCGGCGCCTTTATCGCTGCCCTCGCGAACGGCTGGGCCACCCTCGCCACCTTCACCCTGCCCATCCTGGGCGTGTGTGCGGTCATTAGCTTCTATCGCGAGTACAGCACCACGGTTATGTCGAGCGGGGCCGGGATGGGCGATGCCATGGCCCACGGCATCCTGCTCATCTTCGCCTCAGGGTGCTACCTGTTTCTGCTCACCAACCTCTTTCCCATCGCCCAGGCGGCGCTCAACACGGTGTTCTACTGGGGCCTGCTGGGGGCCGGGGGCGGTGCGACCACCGCCCAACTCCAAGCCCCGTCGTTTATCTTTGAGACCGGTCTCAAGGCCGCCAAAACCATTGCCGATTTTGACACGGTGATGCGCTCCGCCGCCACCATGTTTCACCTCGCCAATCACCCTGGGGATCTCCTCGCCTACTGGGCCATCATCCTGGCCTTTCTCGGGGTCACGCTGCACGTCTCCATGATGCTCATCGAGTTTTACTTAGCTGTCATGCTCTCGTCGGTGCTGATCCCGTGGGGCATCTGGCGTCTGACCTCGGGCATCGCGGAATTTAGCCTGGGGTGGCTCATGGGGAGTCTCATCCGCGCCCTCGTCACCAGTGCGCTCATTGGCGTGGCGACGCCGACGTTTACCTTGCTCAATCAGCCCACGGACGCTGGCGGATTCTTTACCTTACCCCAGACGTTTCGCCTCGTAGCGGGCTCCATGCTCTACCTCGTCCTGTGCTGGGTCATTCCCGTGCGGGCCGCGACGCTCGCCGGGCAGGCGTCGCTCGGGCTGACCGGGTCGACCTTGCTGAGCGCGGCCATGTCGGGACAGCGCTTTGCGACGATGGCGTCGAGCGTCACGAGTAGTGCGCGGCGTGTCATTTCACCGCTGGTGAACCGGACCTATTAACCCAAGGAGACCCCATGATTCCTGCGACGGTCCCTCTCGTGATTGTCGTCTGTGCGCTCGTCGGCAATGTGCTCGGGAATTATCTCTGGCAGTGGTGGACGGATCGTGACTTCGCGCGGGCCAGCGAGCGGAGTTTTTATCAGGCCGTGCTGGCACTGACCATTATTCTCGGCCTCTGGTTCGCCCACTAGGAGGAGCCCTCATGACCCGTGAAGAACGTATCGCGTTACGCGAACAGCGGCTGCAAGAAGCCCTGGCGAAGACCCGCCGCCAGCGTGCCCAACTGGAGTCCCAGCAGCGCACGGCCGAGCGCGCGGCGAGGGCCAAACGCCGCCAGCGCGTCGGCACCCTGGCCGATGAGGCCGGGCTGCTGGCGTGGGACGACGCGACCCTGGCGCTGCTCTTCCAGGTGCTGGTGGGGCTGCGCTCGACCCCCAACCCCATCGCCGTGCTGGAGGCCCTCCTCAGCGATCCGCCCGAGGTGCTGGCGGAGACTGCCGCTGCCGCTGGCCCCTTCCTCCTCGCTTCCTTCCAGTCAGACTCGTCAGAAGTCTCTGGGGAGGAGAGGGGGCATTTGCTCTCCTGATCGTGGGAAACAACCTGTGCATTAGGGTTTTCTCGGTGAGGAAGCTCTGAGGGAGCGCGAGGTGGCCCAGCTTTACTTCCACAGAAGCGTCTACAAGAGTGGGAACAAACAGGCCACAGCGAAGGTGCGCTATCTCACCAGGAAGCCTGGCCATACCCTGAGCCGTGCGGATCAATACGAGCGGTTCATCGCCGAGGGACGCGAAGACCTGTACTATACCCAGACACGCAATCTGCCCGACTGGGCGAGGGGAAGTCCCCATGTGTACTTTCGAGAGGCCGCCGAGTATGAACGGGCCAATGGGAATGCGTTCGAGGAGTGGAAAATCATGCTACCCCAGGACCTCAGCCCACGGCAGAACATGGCGCTCATGCGCGACCTCGTCGACACCATTGCCGGAGACCGGCTGCCCATGACGTATGCCTTCCATTGCCCGACCACCATGGCAGGGACCAAGGCGCAGCCGCATCTGCATCTCATCCTCTCGGCCCGACAAAACGATGGGATTGCGCGCACACCCCAGCAATACTTCAAACGCTATAATCGCACGCACCCCGAGCGCGGCGGTGCCCCGAAAGACCCGGCCCTGTATCACCTGAAGGCGGTGAAGCAGTGGCGCATCACGATCACCGATGTCGTCAATCTGCACCTAGAGCGGGCGGGCTGTGAGGGACGAGTCCATCCTGACACGCTGGAAGCCCAAGGGATCGAGCGCACGCCCGAGCCGAAACTCCTGCCCTCCGAGAGCCGCGCCTATCGGGAGCAGGGCATCGTCAGTCCGCGCATGCAGGAGGTGCTCACCATCCGGGCGAATCGCGAGCGCACCCGTGCCGATGAGCAGGCGAGCGCGGTAGAGTACTGGGACAGCAGGAAGGCCGAGCTGGGGCTCACCGATACCATGGATCTGCCAGCGCAGCTCACGGTCATTGGTGAGGCGCGAGCCCTGGTGCGGGACCAAACCCCGGCGCAGCGGCAGGAGCAGGAGGCGCAGCGGCTGCACGAGCGCGGGCAGGAGGCGGCAGACGATGCGTGGCTGGATGCGGTGCTGCTGTGGGCGGAAGAGACCGGGGCACGGGCGCTGCGTGACATGGGGTGGGAGGCAGTGCAGGAAGCGCGCGAGGTCGGGCAGGAGGGCCTAGAGGCGGGGTTGCGCCGCGAGCGGGTCGTGGCTCAAGAGTGGGAGGGCGTGGAGCAGGACCTGGCGGCACTGGCCAGGCAGCTCGACGCGCTGGACACGGGGGCTGGACGGAGCGGGCGCGTGCCGGTCAGGCTGTGGGACAAGGAGCGTGAACAGGGGTGGGGCATTTGACAGAAAGGAATCTTTATGATCACGCGACCGTGGCGTCTGCTCACCATCGCCGGGCATGAGGTGCTCTTGTGCCTGCTGTGTGATCGCTATAGCGCCAATCCCAATGACATCAAGGCCCTTTTCTGTGGGTATTGTGGCGTATGGCTGGCCACGGTCGTCGACGACTACCAGCGCCCGGATGAAGACCTCTTGCCGCCACGCCACGCGGCAGGGCCACCGCCAGAAGGAGGCCGGCCATGACGTGGCTGATCGCGGCGTGCAGTCTCTGCGTGCTCGCCATGGCGTGCTTTCTCGTCTGGGGTATCACCACGGAATACGCCGCAGCGCTGCCCCAGCCGGGCGAATACTGGTGTCTCAAGGTGTTGTGGGGGGTAGACGACCCCTTTGAGCCGGCGGAACTCTATAGCCCCGTCCGTATCGTCGAGGTGCGCGCGGGGTGGATCCGGTGCACCGATGTGCTCGGCATGGAAGACCGCATGCCCATCGCGGACTTGACGTACGTCCGAGCCCGCTGTCCGATCCAAGACGCGGTACGGCAACCTCGCGTCCGGTAAGTGTGCTATGATGAGCGGGCACGCCAGAGGAGTTGGTCCCCTGGCGCACCCTGACCACACGATCTCGCTGGAGGACATCGCATGGCTATTTCAGATCATACCCCGTCCGTCTATGCCTCGCAGGGGCTCTGGCGCTATCAGGGCCGCAATCGCGCCATCACCATCGCCGTGCTGAATGGCGTCTCACCAGCCAACGTCAGTTCCATCCACAAGCTCCCCGTGCGGCGGATTATGCTGATCGTGCGCAAAGTGCTCGCGGAGGCGAGGCCGGACCTGGTGGACGCGGGCGGATTCGCCGTGGCGTGGAGCTTGACGCTCACGGAACTGCGGGCACAGCGGGGGCAGTTCGGGCTCTAAAACTTCTGTTTGTGTTGCAGATATACATCTATCTGATGTATACTAAGCCATGGAACGCATCACCGTTTTTCTCACTGCACAACAAAAGCGCCGTCTTGAGCGTCTTGCAGAGTCATTGGGGCTCAAGTTTGCGGAATTACTACGCCGACTCCTTGACGAAGCGCTTGACGCCCGCGAAGCGCGCAACCACGCGCGAGAGTAACCAACTATGGGACGGTTTCTTCGGAGTAAACGCCAGCGAGCATTCTTATTCTTTACGGCTAACGGCACATGCCAACTGTGTGGAGAGCCTCTCACGCCAGATTGGCAGGCAGATCATAGACAAGAGTGGTATATCACGCACCGTACAAACATCTTCGAACTTCAAGCCGTCCATCCCTCGTGTAATCAGGAGAAAGAACGCCAACGAAGGAGAAGGCATCTATGACGCCTTTCATGAATTTTGCCGCCTATAGGCCGGGGCAATACGCAGGGCATTTAGTTATTTATGAACGAGTAAGCTCCGGGGAAGAATTTACCACCATCGTTCTGCCGACGCGGTATGGAAAAACGGATCTGATGCGCGGTAGTGCCTTACATTTGTATCATGACCAGTTTATCAGTGGCGCTCTGGTCCTGAGTCCGGGCGTCGTCTTGCGGGATCAAGTGGTTGATCGCGAGAAATGGGCGAAATTCCTCCAACGTTATCAGGTGACCATACCGAATATTCGCTATAGCAGTTTGTCAGCCAAGCATTATCTGCCCCATGTCGATTTCGCGCAGAATGGTGAAATGCTCACATCGGTCAGTATGCAGTTAGTGGATAACAATGTGGCGTTTTTTCAACAATGGGTCGACCATCGGCGCCATACGACAGGGCTTCCTGTGCTGGTTTATATTGATGAGGCGCATACAGGCAGCGAAGACAATAGTTGGGGGGACACGGTCTTTAAACTCGTCCAAGCAGGAGCCCGTGCGGTGTTATTAACCGCCACCCCTATACGAAGCGATAAGAAACGTATTCCTGGTTTTCCCTGCCAAGAAATCGACCGTCAAGAGGCCCGACATTATGCAACACGGCCTCATGAAAATCCTAGTTGGGTCTATGTCGATGAATCTGCTGCTACGGATTATATATGGCGTCTTGTCCCGCATCACATGACCTCGTTTCGAGAAGCGTGGGATGAAGATCTGCTGGCAATGATTTCCAAGTTTCCCTTTGACGTGAATCTAGAGGAAATTCATCTTGATGGGGAGAGCGAAACAGGATTGCTCTCAATGTTAAGTGAGACCAAAGCGCGGAAGTATATGGATCGGTTGTGTCGCGATCCCAAAGTCATGCGGGAAGGCATCAGACTCTTTGTGAACAATCTGCACGCCTTGCGCAAACTTGACCCCGCGATAGCTGGAATCATTTTTTGTGGCAACGACACGATCAAGGGCGATGAGCATGCGACGAATGCTCATGCACGCAGCCTCGCAACGATGATCGCTGAGCTTGATCCATCGTTACAGAGCGTTATCGCCACGTCGGCGCATCCTGAGGATGAAGCAGAGACCCGCATTAAAAGGTTTGCCTCCGAACACGACCCCGTCGGTGATGTGCTTATTGTGAAGCAGATGGCAGGTCGTGGGATTGACATTGAACGGCTCAAAGTCATTCTTGACTTATCGCCTATTCGTGCAGAAGCCGCCTGGATTCAACGCATTATGCGAGCGGCAACCCTCTATAAACACCTGCCAGCCATTTATATCACGCCTGACGATGTGCGCAGCCGGACATTGTTTGATCGCTTGGTCGCGAACCAAGGAGGCGAGATCAGTACACGAGAAGTCGGGGAATTGTTGCGCAGTTATGAAGCACAACGGCAGGCACGCACGTATACAGGGGTGTATGTGGAAGGCACGGCAGCAACGGATTTTCAGGATACCGAAGGTCGAGAGGGACAACCGCCAGTCTATGACCTCGTACAGTTACTCATTAAGACCTATCCAGGATTCCTGAATGGCAATACCCATGCAGGCCTGGCCGAAGTTATTACGAACGGAGGGTTTACGATTCGTCCCCCGCAAGGAGCGTCTATGGATATGACCATGCTCTTGCAGCAAGAACGTGAGGTCGCCACGACGTTGGCCAAACTCATTACGGCACTACGGCGGCAAGGTCGCACGTATGTACAGGCCGATTATAAGGTGGCTATTCAGCAAGTGTGGATCGAGGCCTATCAAGCTGCCGGCGTCCCTGTAGGCATGGCATTAGCGAAAATTCCCGATCTTGAGTGTCTCAAGCGACTCAATCGCATTTTGACACAGATGGAGGCGAGGGAAAGGGGTATTAATGGTACTTACAGAGCGTGATCTTGCCTGTCGTGGGCCACGGAGCGAGAAACCTGTAGGAAGTATCGCGTGGTGCTGGCAGACGATTGACTTGCTGCAAAACCGCTGGAACCGCAAGGATTTTACAGATCAGCAATGGGCAGAAACCCTTGCGGAACTGCGCCAACATGAAGTCTGGAATGTGGTTCCCCCAGAGCAGCCGTATGGTGATCTTAACACCTTGCTGCAAGCGGAAATTGGTCGCAGTTTGCCTGAGGCAACCGCGACTGTCAAGGCCTATATGGACCATGGGGGAGATCGACGCTCACAGCAGTTTCAAGATAACAATTGTAATCTTGAAAAGCCAACACAAGGCAATTCTCCTCGCTATCTTCGTCAACGTCTGAAGAAGGAGTATCCTGACATCTATGCTGCGCTCGAACGCAAAGAGTATCGCAGTCCATATGCTGCGGCCAAAGCGGCGGGTTTCGTGCGCGATGCGACTGCGCTGCAACTGCTTAAACGCGCGTGGGATAAGGCCAGCCCTGAGGAACGGCGGCGCTTTGCGCGTGAAGTCGTCACCAGTGAGGAAGACAGGGAGATGCTCATGGAGGAATTGGCTTGTATGAAAGGGGCTGACTAAATGCGCCCACTGCCCCCCTGGCCCCGCCGCTGGATGCAGGCCCTGCCGCCCATTTCCGACCGCGCCTGGGTGCTCGGCTTCATGGTGATGCTCTTCCTGCTGGGCGTGGCCTGTGGCATGATGCTCTCGCTGCGGGACCCCGTCCATCGGGCACAGACCCAGCTCTACTGCGTGAGCGAGCACCTCGCAATCCTGGAGCGCCTGCGCAGCGTGGAAGACCGCCTCAAGGCCCTGGAGGAGCGGATGGCGCAGGAGGTACGGCCATGACTGTCCCCAAGCGACAGTTTCTGTCTTTTCCGTCGGCCCTGGAGCGCGAGGCCGTGCAGGCCCTGGATGCCGTCGTGGCCCATCCGACGCACCGCGACAGCGCCATGCGCATCTATGCCACGGCGGTGGCGAAGGAGCGCTACCGAGCATTTATGGCGCGCTATGGCGTCCACCCTCGCACGGATGGCCATGTCTGCCTGTATCGCCTCCTAGGCAGTCAGCGCTGCCCAGAACGTGGGTCATTTCACTGTGATTCGCCGTATATCCTGCCTGGCACGGATCATACGTCGGAGTGGATGAAGGAGCGCCGCACCTATTGCCTCGTCTCACAACCGTATGACTGGTCCTGGCGCACGATGTGTGCGACGGTCGATCTGGGGCGGAAGATGGGGTTTGAGGTCACCGTGGAGGCGCAGCAGAGTTGGCATTTTCCGGGCTGGACGACGCTGGTCATGTATACCAAGGCCTAGAGGAGCACCAGCCATGAGCACCGCCGACCCCCTCGTGAGTCTGCCCAGTCTCGGGCGCAGTGTGGTCATCGCCATTGCGCTGGCCGATGGCCTCCTTGGCACAGGTGTCCTCGCCGCTGCCACCATGCTCCTGCATCTGCTGGTGTGGCGAGAGGAGCGCCAGCCATGAGCACCACCGACAGCCCGTGGGACGATACCGCTGATCTGCCTAGCTGGCATTATGCGTCCATCTATGGCCCGGAGGCAGAGTTCGCGCGGTTTCGTGCCCGCACCCAGGCGCTGGCGCGGAAGTATGAGGCAGAGCGGGTGGACTGGGCGCTGCTGGAGGCGCGTTCTGACCAGATCCTGGAGACGCTCAAAACCCTCAGAGCACGGTACCATCCACCAGCCCCACCAGCGCCCTAACCGGCACCAAGACGCAGCTCCGCCCTCTCCATACCCCTTATATATATAATATATATAGATATATAAGGGGAATAGTACAGCAGGTTTTATGTATAGTTTTATACCTGATAAAGTCTACGCCAGACCCATCGCACGCGCAAGTCTTTTTTTTGTTTGTTAGGTGCAACTCTCGCCTTTACGCCGCCTCAAAAAGGTTTACAATCACCACACACTGCCGGTGCGGCAGATCATTGCTCGCAAGAAAGGGAACGTTATGGTGTTGCACCTGCGGGCTGTGCGCCAGGCCCAGGGCAAAACGTTGGAAGATATTGCGACGCCACTGGGGTGCTCGATTGCCCGGATCTCCCTCCAGGAGCGCCAACTCTATGCGCTCCGGCTGACGGATTTTGTGGCGTGGGCGCTGGTGCTGGAGACGCACCCGCATGCCCTCGTCTCGTATGAGGAATTCCCCCTGCTGGCGTGTCCCTGCGGGGCACCGGAGGCAGAGCCATGATGACCTTGCAGAGCGTTGAGGAGCTGTGGATGTGCCTCATGCTCGTGGCGACCCTACTGGCGCAGGCCCACACCGCCGTCCTCACGCCGGACCAGATGGACCTGCTGCACCAGCTCCGCACCCGACTGCACGCCTCTGGGGTGACGAAAGCATCGGCACGCCAGGCGACGGCGGATATCGACGCGTTCCTGGCCACGCTGGACGAGGGCTAGGCGATGCCCGGATCTTCGACCTATCACCGCTATCGGTCCACCGGACGGTGTGGCTATTGTGGCGCCCCCAACGATCAACCGCGGTATTGTGCCTGTTCCCAGTGCTATATACCCAGACCGCGGCGGCGGCAGGCGCAGGAGTATGCCCTCGTGCTCTATACCCGCCGCACGCAGGGCCATGCCCCTATGGAGATCGCGTGTTGTGGCGCGTGGCAACCGATCGAGAGTTTTCCCGTGCGCATGCATTGCTGTGGTCGCGTCTTTGCCGCCACGCCCTAGGAGACAGCCGTGCAACACCTCATCCTACGCTGCTGGTCCTGTGACGCTACCTTCGTCACGCAGAACGCCCTCTCGACGCATCACCTCGACACGCACGAACGCCCACTGCCCGCGAGCGCCGGCGCCCGTGAGGTGACGCCACGCCAGGGGCGCTTTGTGCCCCCGAACTGGCGGGCACAGAGCCGCGACGAATGGTATAGGAACGGCCTCCACCCCCCACAAGCCTAGAAGGAGATCCCGCGTGGACCGTATGCCCCAGAGCACCGCGCAGCTCAAAGCCTGGCTGGCCGCTCGGCCCCAGGTGCAGGTCGTGGAGGAGTCGGGAGCGCGTCGGCCCGTCTCCATGCCGACACGACCGCTCCCGGCCAGCGATGCGGAAGAGGCACTGCTCAGCGAGGTACGCACCCTCGCCACGCAGTACGGCTGGGTGGGTGAGCACAGTGTGCATCCCCAGGATGGCATACGCTGTACGCTGGTGCGGGGGACGGATGTGCTGGTGGTGCAACTGCTCAGGCGGGGGCAGAAACTGACGATGGTGCAGCAGACGTGGCTGCACGTGCTGGCCCATACCGGAAAAATTGAGACCTATACCTGGCGCAGTGGCCATGCGGCCGATCGCGCCGCCATGCAGGCGCGGCTATCACGCCGGGACGCACGCGATGCCACCGACGAAACATGACGATCCGCGTCGGCGCCAGGACGGCCAGGCACCTCTGGTGCTGCCCCCGCAGGGCTATTACCTCGCCAGGGGGCAGGATGGTGTGTGGCGGGCGACGACGCTGGGGCTACTGCGACGGCTGCGGCAGGCGACACCGCAACCGCTTGAGGTGAGGCGTAACTAGAGATTGAGGATAAGTGATTGAATTATCGCATGTTATGTGATATAATAACGGGAGGGAGGGGAACGTTTCGCCCGTTCCCCTCCCTCCCAATAACCCTGTAGCTGATCGGAGCTAGCAGTGGCTGCACACGAGTCTACCATATCTGCACCCATCGTGGACGCCTGGGAACAGTGCTATAGTACAGGTTGGTCCGACATTGTACCAGAGGCCTTCTCGCATCCCGCAAAATTTTCTTGTCGCTTGATCCAGCGCATCTATGCCCATGCCACCGCGGAAGGCTGGCTGGCTGACGGCAGCGTCTGCCTGGACCCCTTTGCCGGAGTCGCCTTGGGGGCACGCTATGCTCTGCCCTACGGTGTGCACTGGATCGGGATCGAACTCGAACAACCTTTCTGTGATATCGGGGCGGGCTGTGACTGCACCGGCATCACCCCGGCGGACTGGCGCCGCTTCGCAGGTCGCTGGACGAAAGCCCGCTACTTGGACGGTCGGCACTGGTGCCCGGCCTGTATGCAGGCGGTGAGTCAGGTGACCGGCGAGCGTCCAGCCACGCGGCGCACCTTTCGCACCGCCTCTGGCAGCACGACGCGCACCGTGCCGTACAGCCCGCTCCCGCTGCCAGATCGCCACGATGGGGTCAGGCCGCACCGGCCGGCACAGGCGCGGAGTCTGTGGGACGTGCCGGTGGTCAGCTACGGGCGTAGCAGCGGGGTGGTGCCGTCGAGTAGGCCGCATCACTATGAGGGGAACTTGGAGCGCTGGGCCCGGCTGGGAACAGGGACTGGGCGGCTCATCCAAGGTGATAGCAAAGGATTACGCGCGATAGTGATGGAAGAGGTGGGACTCTGCGCGTCCTCGCCCCCGTATAACCTCCCCATGTCGCAAGACCACAACGGCAGTAAAGGGGGCACACGCGGCACGATACCGAGCGAGCGTGGCGCCTTCGTGCAATACGGCACTACGCCTGGGCAGCTCGAAGGCCTTCCCCCCGGCCAGGTGGAGGTCGTGCTGGAGGCGGCGCTGGGGCCGCAGATGGATCTGGCGGTAGGAAGCCCGCCCTTTGGCGACAGCGATGCCCGCAAGGGTGGCAGTGATCTCTATACCCGCAAAGAACTCCAGCGCGGCCGCAGCCCGCAGAGCGCGTCGTTCGCCGGCCATGCCGTGACCCAGCCCTACGGCACCGATCCGGCCCAGCTCGCCAACCTGCCAGCCGGGCAGCTTGATGCGGCGGTGGGGTCGCCGCCGTATGAGGGAAGCAATCAGCGGTATACAGAAACCGATGGATGTATCACGCGCCTCACGCAGGCCGGAAAAGCACGGGCAGACCATGGCTTTCTCCGCAACACCCATAGCTATTCACGTGACTACGGCACCCACCCTGACCAGCTCGGCAATACCCAGGGCACGACATTCTGGGAAGCGGCCAGGGTCATTATCGAACAGGTCTATAGTATCCTGCGTCCCGGGGCCGCGTGTATCTGGGTCGTGAAGAACTATGTAAGAGATGGGAAGGTGGTCCAGTTCACTGAGGACTGGGCCAGGTTAAATATGGCGGTGGGCTTCGAGTGGCTGCACCACCACCAGGCCCTGCTCGTCGAGGCGCACGGCACGCAAGAGACGCTGTTTGGTGGGACCGAGAATATGAGGACAGAGAGGAAAGGTTTCTTTAGGCGTTTGGCCGAGAAAAAGGGCAGCCCGCGCATCGACGCCGAGGACGTGCTCTGCTTTCGCAAGCCAGCCGGGCCAGCGCCCGAGACAGGGGTGCAGGTCGTGTGCTGTGTAGGGTCGCCGCCTTACTCGTCTCGCACCGTCCACGATGGGAACGGGATTGACTGGACAAAGGCTGCCAGTCCCACAGGAGGCCGGCTAACCCCAGGACGGGAAATCGGCAGCTATGGCACCACCCCCGGCCAGCTCGGAGCGCTCCCGGCGGGATCGTTGGGCTGTGCCCTAGGGAGCCCGCCGTATGCCGGGACGACTATCGCGCATTGTGAGGGCACTATGAGCGGCGGGCCTGGTGGTCGCACGGCATCAGCCCTGACCAACGTGAGCGGCAACATCAAGCAGGTCGGCTGTGGCAGTACGTGCGGCAATCTCGGCAACCTGCCGGAGGGCCGTCACCCATGAGCGAAGGAGGTGCCCCATGCCCGCACCCAGCCCCGCCAACGACGAGACCGACGGCCGCCGGGTCCTGGTGATTGTGGAAGCGCCGCCCCCACCGCCGTCGCTGGTGGCCGTGGCATTCTGGATGGGCCTGCTCGTGGGGCTGCTCCTGGGCGCGGTAAGTATGTGGCTGTACGTACGTTGAGAAAGGAAGCATCGCATGTCCCTGACACACCGCGAGCGCGCCGCCATCGACAAGAGTGCGCTGTTTATCGTCTTTGTCACGCCGGAGTGGCTCCGTGATGACAACTTCCAGGCTCAGGCCCAGGCGCGCTATGCCCAGCGCCAGGGCAAGCCCTTTCGCGTGCTGGTCTATCCCGGCGCGCGACTGCCCGAGGACTCCTTCACAGGGGTGGTGGATCTCCAGGTTGCGCACCTGCCCTCCCGCGAGCCTGACGCCACCGTTCGCCAGATACGCACGTGGGTCGAGGAGATGCGGCCATGACGTACGTCTACTCGACTGGGCCCCGACGGCGCCTCGTCCTGGGCGATAGGCAGACCCGCCACCAACTCTGTCTGCCGGTGAGCCCGGAGGTGTACGCCGTGCTCGCCGCCATGGACGAGGCGGAGCTGGGCCGGGTGCTCCCGCTGCTGAAACTGGCGCTGGGGGAGGCGCTGACGACGTGGCAGGACGAGACCCCGCTCACTCTGCGCACCATCGCCCTGCGGTATGCCCACGGCCAGCGCGTGCATCTTCCCGAGGCCCAGGGGATGGGGACGGTCGTCCAGCAACGGGTCACCTGGCGCGATGTGCTGGGGCCGGTCGTGGAGTATCTCGTGCACTGCGAGGGCACCGGGGCACTGGTGGGCTGGCACGCGTGGTATGCCGAGCCGGACCTGGAGCCGGTGCCAGAGACAGGAGATGACGCATGAGGGATGCCGAGCAACGGGAAATGCTGGAGACCGAACTGCGGCACGTGCGGCAGGCGCGGACGCGGTTGATGGCCGAGGTGGACGCCCTCCTCGCGCGTGAAGAAGCGCTGCTGGATCAGCTCGTGGCGCTAGCCGCCGTACCGCCGGACGCGGCGGTGCCCCATGGCTGACGAGAGCGGCTACGCGCCCCTGCGCTGTACCTGTACCGCCATCATGATCTGTGAGGCGTGTAACGCCTGGAACGGGCGCAGTCGGGCCACGGAGCGGAAGCCCCGCCGCAAAGCGCCGCGGGCGACGTGTCTGGCACATCGGCATTACCAGCAGGGGTGTGTGCGCTGCCTGGGGGCCAATCGGGCGTACCAGCGCTGGCGGGCGCGGGTCGCACCCGAGGCGCAGCTCTAGTCCCCGCGCAGGGGCAGGAAACTCAGTTGCCCGAGCGCCTCCTTGCCCAGCCGTCGGGTTTCCGCCGCATGGCGTTGGTGCAGGACGATATCGGTGCGGCAATGACACCGGTTGCACATGGCCAGCACATGCGCCGGGATGATGCAAGGGGGATCACACGCACAGACATGCGCCACGGTGAGCACGACCACGCCCCGCGCCCAGCGAGCCGAGGTGTGGTCGACCTCGACACAGCGGCGCGGACCGGGATGGGTGCAGTGCAAGCCGCACAGCCCGAGGCCCGTGCACTCGCAGCGGCCCTGGGCGCGTTCGTAACGAATGTGCCGCGAGAAGGCCGGCCACTCTGGTGGGTAGACAGGGCGCGGGCGTCGGGCCATAGCTCTCTCCTAGGGCGTCGCCGCATCGCCACGACGCGGGCGCTGCCGGCGCTTTGGCTTCTCCGCCAGCAGCGTCTCCAGCATGCGCCTCAGGCCAGCCAGCGTGGGGGCAGAGCCGCGCAGGGTCGGGATGGTGCGGTTGTTGAACTCGACCCGCCAGGCATACCCGGCTCGGGCACGGTCCTCGTCATGGGTAATGGTAATGACCATATACGGGTGCTCCTGGGGGGCCACGCCTGGTGGTTCTTCGGTGGGCAATCCCATCAGCGTGCGGACATGCCACTCCATGGCGCTCTGGGCCCGGCTGTAGGCGTCGGGATCGCGGGTCCGCAGCACGGCGCCCTGGAAGTAGAGATAGTGCACGAGCGACGCGGCGGCGGCATGGCGCAGGGTGGGGGTCGGCGCCGCGTCAAAGGCATCGAGATAGTCGTAGACCGTGGGCATAGGCACCTCTACGGCGTCGCCACAGCGGCCCGGCGCGGGCGCTCGGCGGCGAGATAGACCCGAGTTCTATGGACTATCTCTGCATTGAGACTCCGGTCGTTGTCCTTGGCACTTATGCGTAGAGTATCAAGCATGCCTTGAGGAAAGCGTACCGTGAGGCTCTCAATAGCTACATCATCATTCACACGTTTGCGAGTGTGATTGAGCGGCGGGCGAAAGTAATCAATACATGCGGCCTCTAGTGTTGACAACATTTTACCTTCAGGAAGGACCAGCCATGCGATACGCCCATCTACGATACGAACAAAATCCAAGAGCCGATGATGGGCCTTCCATCGCTTCATTAAAGAAGCAGCTTGGCCAACATATTGGACCTGTGTCGCTGCATCGAGAACAAAATAGATCGCAGGGCAAGGTGGTAAAGATGCCGCATCTAACAACGCTACAGAGGGGAGAGCAGAGATGTTAATCTCTCTCGGAGTATACAAGTTCATGGGACGCAGACTCCTTCGTATTGTTCAAACTGTCCTCAATAATACAGAGCAACTGTGCATTCAGGCTACGCCGCTTCTTGGCTGCTTGGGCTTTGCATGCGACAAGCATCCATTCAGGCAAGCGTAGAACGGTACTCTTGTAGCTCGCAACTTCAGTTTTGGTGCGGGCCATGTCCTTTCCTCCTTGCACATTATTATACTAATATGATAGTATTTTTCAACTATTAATTTATGTTTTCAGTTATGCTGTGAGTATGTTATGCAATCATAACGCATAGGACATTTTAGCGCTACGTACCTTATTAACCTTCTGCCGCCAGAGGACAAAGCCATGCCCGCCCAGTCGCCTCCCGAACATCGCTGGTATACCCCCGCCGACTGTGCGGCCCTCCTCATGGGTGTGAAGCATGGCAGCACCTGGCGTGCCCCCTGCCCGGTCCACGGCGGCGACAGCACGACGGCGCTCTCGATCCGCGAGGTGACCGATCGCTACGGCCATCCCAAGACGTCCCTGCACTGCTTTGCGCACGACTGTGCCATCGAGGATATCTGTGCCGCGATGGGGATTGAGGTCGCCAATCTGTACAGTATCCAACCCGACTATGCCCACGCCACCCGGTATGCCCCTCGTGCCAGAAGCCCCCGCATCGACAAGCTCAAACATATGGAGGATCCGACGCCGGACGACATCGCGCAGATCCTCTTAGAGGAGATGATCGTCTCAGACCCGGCGTTTATCCAGGAATGTGCGCCGGCACGACAGAAGCTGTGGGAGTTGGCGCAACAGTCTGCCACTGCGCGTGATGCCTTTAACCGTGCACTTCGTACAGCCCATCTTCTTCCCTTTCGCTTTTGGGACCAACTTGGACATGAGCAGAGAGGGTCATGATGGAATACAGTGCGCAACAAGAAGAACTCTTTGGCATTCTCATGAACGGCGCCAGTGATGATTTATGGTGGGATGTGCAAACCCGCCATGATGTCCGGATCTTTCGCAGCGACGCCAGTCGCTGGGGACAGTTGAAAACCCGTGCCCGCAAACAAGGCATTGCCGTCTGGGAGTGGGAACGGGCGGTCGATCAGGATGATCAGGATCACGTCGAGCATCTGCGCGCTTCGACACGATTCCCCTTTGTCGATCTGCGACCAAGGATGCCTCCACTCCCAACCGCCGTGACGTGTGCTTCCCCACAGCTCGAAACCTGGCTCAGTACCTATGTGCAGCATAGTCAGGAATGGGCGCCACGCGCCGCGCCGGGCTACCATGCCGCGGTTGCCCTATGGGTTCTCTCTACCGTTGCCGCGAGGCGAATCGTGGTACACACGGGGAGTCATGACGTTTATCCCACGCTCTTTCTCGCCCTCATCGGCGAAAGTACACTATGGACGAAGAGCACGACCGCGGCCATAGGATTACGTATCATTCGCCGGGCCGGGTGTGGCCATTTCCTGAGCCCTGATCGCACCACGCCCCAGTTTCTCCTGAAACTCATGTCTGGCGTGGTCCCAACCGATTACAGTAAAAAGGCGGAAGACGAGCAAGAGCTGATGCGCAAAGCCTATGGCTTCTCGGCCCAGCGTGGATGGTTTTATGAGGAATGGGGAGGGATGCTGCATCAGATGCGTCGGGTCGACTCTCCGCAAGCCGAACTCAATAAGTTACTCATCGTGCTCGAAGGCGGCGCCACGACATTTGAGACCGGGACCATTCAGCGCGGTTTGGAACGCATCGAGCACCCCTATCTCGCACTTCTGGGCAATGCGACGATGCATGATCTTCTGCCGTTTATGGGCGAGGGTGATGCGTGGTGGCATGACGGATTCTGGCCCCGCTTTGCGTGTATTACACCGCCGCTCGGCCAGGCGCCTCTCCGCACGCCTAGGCCCCGCAAGCCCTATAGCATTCCACAGGAACTCCTGATTGGTCTGCATAATTGGGATGAGCGTCTGGGCTATCCACATGTGGCCATTGAGGAGGTGACCCTGGCCTCCGGCAAGCGGACGGGAGAGTGGGTTGGCACCGTGACGCAGAAGCCTGAGCAGAGCATGGAATTGGCCGGGGACGTCTACGATGCGATGGAAGCCTACGATGACGCGCTCTTGGAACTAAGTCATGGCGACGGCGTCCATCCGGATCTGCGACCCTGGTATGCACGGGCCAAGGAAAAAGTCTTGCGGGTCGCTATGTTGCTGGCCTCTGTGGAAGGGGACGAGTGCATCGAGTTGCCGTACTGGCAGGAGGCTCAGGTATTGGTCGAGGGCTGGCGCCAGAATCTGCATGATCTGGTGGGGACTGTCAGCACGGAAGGTGGACAAACGCGCCAGGGTATGCGGATCCATCGCCTCGAACGACGGGTGGAAGAGATGCTGAGTAAGAGTGGAGGGATGACGGCCCGCGAGATGCAACGTCATCTCAAAGGCGTGACGAGTGCTGAATTGCAGCAGGTGCTCGTCAGCATGGAGAAGATCGAACTCATCACGCATCTGGATATGGGGCAGAAGAGAGTGTACCTCATTTTCCAGGAAGCGCCGGAAGAGGGGGAAGGCGATGAAGTGTAACCTACTGCCCGCTGAAGCAGGCAGCTTTCACTCTGGCGCGACATGCCCCGAAGCGCAGGCATACCTCCGAGTGTTCAGGCCGGGTTACTTCGCGCTGCGTACAGCGCTACTTCGACCCCAGCCAACGCCGGAGCGTTGGTTTGTACTTGAAGCATTTTACGCAGAGAAAGATTGCTCTCTACAACCGTATACGCTTCGTGTCAAAGAGCAGAGCTGTTATCTCTCAAGGAGAGTGCCTTGATGCTCAAGGAAGAAGTATACAAGCTGTTCGCCCTTCAGGCGAACCTTTTATTCCTCTGCTCGCTGAAGCAAGCAGCTTCCTACAAGGAATCATATGGTGAGGTGTCGACCCTGTCAGCCCGTCAGCGGTGTCAACCGAAGTGTAAATGGTTGACACACGTATAGTTATGACTATAATTTTTACCGGGTGTCAGCCGTTTGCAGAAATAAGGGGCCTAGGGTGACAGGTCGACAGGTCGACACACGTACACTTTTATCTATGATTGCACTGAAAGAAAGAAGGGAACAAATAATGGACCAGCCCGAGCTCTTCCCCGCCACGCCCGCACGTCGGCGCCAGCGCCGGAAGCGGGCCGAGTCGCTCATACCGCAGCGCGTGCTGTTCAAGGAGCAGAACGTCCATGAGCAGGCGCTCGCGCACGATGCGGCCGTTCGTGGCACAGGCCGCGAGCGAGAACTGGCCTTCCGTGCTTCGCTTGAGGCGTTTATTGACGACTACGAAACGTTCATGCCCTGTGGCCTGTCAGCGGCGCTCCTTGATCATCTCACACGCACCGACGCCAGCGGCCTGTCCTTATGCTTCAACGGTCCGCTACGCCAGGCCCTGCTCGCCGACGTGAGCCGGTGGGTAGGAGAGGCCGCCCCACCCGCGGCCCGCGCCCGCTGGCAGGCCCTGGTGGCGCACCAGCAGGAGGCCCTATGAGCACTCGCGTCTGGCGCCAACTCCTCAACAACGCCTACAATCCGTCGGTCCCCGCCGGGCAGAGTGTGCTGCGCTTCGCCCTCGTCATGCTGGCCATGGACCCGCGCGCTACGCTGACGCCGGCGCAACGCGAGTGGCTGACCGCCCGCCTCCAGCATGCGCCCGACTGGCACCCCTTCACGGCGCACGAACAGCAGCGCCTCCGGAAACCGCTCATGGCGTATCTCCAGACCCACTATCCACGTGTCGCCACCATGGTGGCCACGTATTTTGAGGACAGCCCGGATGGAACGTAAGCCGATCCCCTATGACCCGCCAGCGCCGGCCTTCGATACGTGCCCGACCTGTAGTGCCGTGATCGCACACCGCGTCTGGGTCCACGGCACGAAGGAGGCGCCCGCCATCTGGAAGCCTCTCGACCACGCGGTGAACCCGGTGAGCGGGACACCGCACGCGCAAACGTGTACACTTATCCCCTGCACACCTGTGCAGTGAGTACAGCCACAAACTTCCCAGAAAGGAATTGTTATGGCTACGACCACGCTCGTCGACGTGTACAAAGGCAAAGCCGAGCGGCAGTACGCGGCGCTGCCCGCCCGCCTCATCGAGACCATGAGCAGCGTCATGCCCCAGATCCCCGCGTTACTCCCCAGTGATATTCCGGTCGAGCAGTTTCGCGCCGCCCTCTTTCTCGAACTCTCTAGGCCGACCCCGCCCCAGCGCACCGGCCTGGCGGAATGTTCGCTGGTGTCGTTACGCGACTGTGCCATTAAGGCGGCGATGTATGGCCTCTTGCCTGGGCGCGATTGCCACTTCTTGCCCTTTCGCGAGCGCAAAGGTTCACAGGTGCAGGCGACCTTTGTGCCCAACTATTTCGGGCTCATTCTCTCCTTGGAGCGCACGGGCAAAGTCGCCAAAGCCTTTGCCCACCCCGTCTATAGTGGCGATGATTTTAGCGTCGACTATCTGAGCGAGGTCTATCGCCATGTGCCCGCCGTGGTGCGGGGGAAACAGCCCGGCAGCCTGCGCTTCTTCTACGGCTGCGTGCGCATGAAAGACGGTACGGTCCATCTGGAAGTGATGGATGAAAGCCAGATTGACGCCGTGCGCCGGCGGGCCCCAGCCCATGAGCAAGGCCCCTGGGTCGACGACTTTCTCATGATGGCCCGCAAGACCGCGCTCAAACGCACCATGAAGTACGTGCGGCTGACGCCGGGAGCGCAGCAGATGCTGGACGAGGACGACGCCCGCCTGCGCCTGGACATTCCGGAGGAACGCCACCACGACAACATCGTGGCGCTCTATGGCGACGTGGTCGACCCCACCGCCCCGACCCTCCCTGCCGCCCCACGCCCGGCAGAGGTGACGCCGCCGGCCACGCCGACCGCGCCTGCGGGCGAAGCCGGGCTGGCGTACATTGCCCAGATTGAGGCGGCCATTTTCGCCTCGGGCCAGGACGTCGAGCACACCTGGACCTGGGCCGAGCGCCGGCTCAACAAACAACGGCACGTTTTCTCGGTCGAGGATTACACCTTTGTCCTGGAGGCCGTACGCAAGGCAGCGAGTCTGCGCGAGACACCGCCCCAGGCGCACCAGGAGACCCAGGAAGGGCAGGAGGCTGCCCCCGCCCAGGTCCAGGCTGAGCCAGCAGCGCGCGATGAGGGAGAGCAGGCCGACCTCTGGACGCAGGAGGAGGAGGCAGAGCGCCGGCAGCAGGGCGAGGAGGCCAGGGCAGAAGAGTATGGCGAGTGAGTGTCTCCATGCCCCAAAAACCGCTCAGAATCGATTTTAAGACTGGGGAACAAAATCAGCGTCCGATGCTCTTGTCAAAGACGGTACCCTCCCTGGTGGCCTCAGGAAGGGCATCAAAGCCTACCAAGCGAGGCGTTCTTTGATTTTGCGTTGCAGGGCGATGCCTTGCACCACGGCACTGCGCAGCGTCGGACCTAATTCGCGGAGTTCGTCTTCATGCCAGATTGGAAGCCGTAATATCTTTTTGAAGCGCTTACGGAGAGCATGCTTGACAAAGGTTTTTCTCATGCCCAATGTCGGAAATACCCGATCACCAAGGATGCTATTACACTGCCAACAGGCAGGGACAACAATGAATTTATCCTTGGATGGTTGTGCATTGGTGCTTAGCAAGGATTGTAACGCAATCAGAGGAAGGGTGTGGTCTTCCGTATTGGCCATGTCTCCACAATAAAAACAGGCGACACTGACAAAGGAGTTTCCCACAGCATCAATATACATGCGAAATGTCGTAAAACCGATCTTGTGATATTTGCCACGCAGAAACCGACGATAGGCAGTATCCAGGTATGTCCGCATACACAACCTCCCGATAGGTCGTTGATCCCGAATGTGGTTGTGTGGCCCACCCGTTCGGGAGCGGGGTTCGGGCTGCAGACCCTAGGGCCACACGAAACAAGTATAACAGAGAGGTATTATATCATGTTTACACTCAATATATCAATCATTTATATTCGCATGGAGGCGCCATGACGCGGTCTGCACCGTGCCCGCGCGCCTACCCCCGCGCCCGCCGCCGGTCCCCGCGCGCCCGTCCGACGCACGCCCCACCCGCGCCCCGTGCGCAGGAGCGTCAGCCCTGCACCTGCGTGCCCAGTCACCGGCACTATGCGCCCTGCACCGCCTGTGTGGCCTGGGACCACGGCGAGGTGCTCCTTGAGGGCGGTGGCAGTATGGCCAAAACGCGCTGGCTGCTCCTCCACGAACCCACGGGGGAGGTTGCACCATGATCCCGCACGACACGCTTCCCTGGTCCTGGTGGGCGCTCCTCGCGGCGCTCTGTGTACTGCTGGCGCTGCTCGGCGGCTTCGTCTGGGACGTGCTGGCCCTGTACCTCTTCTGAAAGGACGCGCATGTGTGGTATTGCTGGCTGGATACGCCCGGACGGGGCCTGGAGCCGGGACGATCTGCAGACGATGACCGAGACGGCAGCGCACCGCGGCCCAGATGGCGCCGGCCTGTGGTGCTGGGAGGCAGGGCCGGCGCCCACCGCCGTCTGCCTTGGACATCGGCGCCTGGCCATCCTCGACCTGTCACCAGCCGGGCAGCAGCCCATGGCGTCTGCGGACTTACAGCACTGGCTCACGTTCAATGGCGAAATCTATAATTACCTCGAACTGCGCCAGGAGCTTCGCGGCCTGGGCTATGCCTTCAGAACCGGCACTGATACCGAGGTCCTCCTCGCCGCCTATGCCCAGTGGGGCACAGACGCCTTCGCCCGCTGCAATGGCATGTGGGGCCTCGCACTCGTGGATCTGCGCCGGCGCGTCCTCGTGCTCAGCCGCGATAGAGTGGGCATCAAGCCGCTCTATGTCTGGTCCCCGCCCGGGGCTGTGGCCTTTGCCTCCGAGCTGAAACAACTCCTGACGCTGCCAGGGTGCCCGGCCGTAGCGCACCTGCCGACGCTTAGGCGCTACATCGACACGGGCTACGAGGGACCCCGCACGACCTTTTTCCAGGACCTCTGGGCCTTTCCGCCCGGCTGCGTCGCCACCGTGCCGCTCGACGCCCCGGGCGTCCCGGCCCCCCAGGCCTTCTGGCATCCCGAGCGCCTGGCCACGGTGCCCGTCGACCCCCACGAGGCCGTACTGGAGACGCGCCGCCTGTTCGCCGACGCAGTGCGCCTGTGCCTGCGTGCCGATGTGCCCGTGGGGGTGTGTCTCTCCGGCGGCCTGGATTCGTCGGCGGTGCTCAGCCAGGTGCAGCAGATAAAGCACGCCGGCTCAAGCCGCGCACCCACGTATGCGTTTTCGGCGGTGTTTGACGATCCGGCCGCAGATGAACGTCCCTGGATCACGCGCATGCTCACGTGCACCGCTGCCACCGGCGCGCAGACCAGTCCCACGCCCGAGGCCTTTCTCCTCGACGCCGACACCTGGCTCTATCACCTGGACGAACCGCCCGGCTCACTCTCCCAGTATGCCGCCTGGGCCGTCATGCGCATGATCCGCGCCCACGAGGTGCCGGTGATCCTGAATGGACAAGGGGGCGACGAGCTGTTTAGCGGCTACTGGCATGCCTATTATCTGGTACTGCGGCACCTGGGTCGTCGCTCTCCCTGGCAGGTCCTCGGCCATCTGGGCGGGGCGCTGCTTCCCGGCGGCAATCCGGCCCTGCTCACACAGATTGTCCCGCATCTGCGCCAGTACTGGTTTCGCCGCCGCCAGCAGGGACAGGCGCTGCTCCAGGACGGCTTTCTCCTGGCCGAGGCCGGGGAGGCGCTGTGGGCCCGGCAGGCGCAACAGCTCACGCCGCCGCAGTACCGCCTCGCCGAGCTGCGTCACGTGCACTTGCCGCGCCTGCTCAAGTGGGATGACCGCAACTCCATGGCGTTTGGCATCGAGGGGCGCTATCCGTTCCTCGATCACCGCCTGGTGGAATGGGCCTTGACGCTGCCGCCGACGCTCAATCTCCGTCGTGGCTGGACGAAGCACGTCCTGCGCCAGGCCGTGGGACCGCTCCTGCCGGACGAGGTGCAATGGCGCAGAGACAAGATGGGCTTTGAGACACCGCAGGCGCGCTGGATGACGACCGTCCTCGCCCCCGCCCTCGCGACGTTCGCAAGGAAGCCGTCGGCGGCGCTCAAAGCGCTGGTCGACCCGGCCCGGCTCCAGGCCCTCGCCACTCTGGTGCTCCAAGCGCCGTTGTCGCCGCAGGACGAACGCCCGAAACTCCTGATGCGCCTCTTTTTCCTGGAGCGCTGGCTGGCACGCTTCCAGGTCGATCTTGGAGGCGCCTAAGAAAGGCCACGTATGCGGTATTCGATTCTGATCCCGTGTCGCAATGAAGTCGGCACCATTGTGCGCGTGCTAGAGTCCCTCCTCATGCAGGTGCGCCGGGTGGGCGCCGGCGAAATACTCGTGGCCGATGGGGCCTCGACGGACGGCACGCGCGTCCTGCTTGACGCGCTCGCCGCGCAGGCGCCCGAGGTACGCATTGTCGACAATCCCGGCCAGATCGTTTCCACCGGCCTGAACGCCGCCCTCGCCCTGGCGCAGGGCGACGTCATTGTGCGCTGCGATGCGCATACCCAGTATGCCCCCGACTACGTGGCGCAGTGTCTCGCCGTGCTGGCGAAGACGGACGCCGACAACGTGGGTGGGCCGTGGGTGGCAGTGGGACAGGGCTGGCTGGGTCGCGCCATCGCGGCGGCGCATCAGTCGCCGCTTTCCTGTGGCGGCGCCCGCAGTCATGACCCGACGTATGAGGGCTGGGTCGACAGTGTGTATCTCGGCTGCTGGCGTCGGGAGATCTTTGCGCAGGTCGGCAGGTTTGATGAGACGCTCGTGCGCAATCAGGACGATGAGTGGAACTTCCGCCTGCGCAAAGCCGGGGGGCGGATCTGGCAATCGCCGCGCATCCAGAGTTGGTACACGCCGCGCGCCTCGCTCCGGGCCCTGTGGCGCCAGTATTTCCAGTATGGCCGCTGGAAGGTCGCCTCACTGCGCAAGCATAGGCGCCCGGCCGCCCTGCGGCATCTCGTACCCGCCGCGGGCCTGAGCACCGCTTGTGTGCTGGCCCTCCTGGGCCTCGTCTGGACACCGGCCTGGTGGGCGATCGACGGGCTAGTGGGGCTCTACGGCATGGGGCTAGGCGCTGCCGCGGTCCTCACGGCCCGGCAGGCCGGGTGGGACCTGCTGCCGCTGCTGCCCGTCGTCTTTGCCTGCGTCCATCTGGCGTATGGTACCGGCTTTCTCGTTGGCCTGTGGCGCTAGAGCGTTATTGACTGGCCACACGATGGCGGAATTGCCGCCGGCTCCCCTGCCCAGTATAGGCCTGGAGAATTTCTTGCGCTGCGAGCGCGCGATTCCACACCTGGAGATCATCGATGGTGCCGGCTTCCGCGAGCCCAGGTCCGGCGCTACAGACGCGGAAGGCCCCGCCTGGGGAGGCCGGTGCCGGGGCCGCCGTATTCACGGACGGTTGCCCATTGAGGTACGCCCTGAGCGTGCTGCCGTCATACGTCGCGGCGAGATGCAGCCACGTCTGCGCCGGCAGCGGTGCCGGCGTTTGCGGGTATTGCAGGAGCGTCCAGCCCTGTGTGGCGTTGTACATGCCCCAGGCCTGCTGGTACGCCAGGGTACTATGGGACCAGAAAAACCCCCAGGCGGTGAGGGACCCCCCGTCGGTGAGGGGGCTGCGATACGTGCTCGCGGTGGGCGCCATGTCCGCCTTCCACCAGAACATGGCTGTCCACTGCGGCAGGTCAAGGGCCGTGGCATTCTGGGCCATATCCGTGCCGTTGCAGTGTAGGGCAGAGGGCCCGACGCGCCCCGTCACCCAGGTGAGCCCCGTATTGCTGAAGTCGAGGGGGCGTAGCCCGGCCAGATCCGCGGCGGTGGTGCCGGTGCCGTCATCAAAGGGCCAGTGCGCGACCTGGCCGCCGGTCGGTTGGGGTCCAGCGGCTTCCCAGGCCCCCACGTCCCAGGCGCCGCCGGTCGGCTGGGGCCGCTGCGTGCCGCCATAATCGCTCGTGGTGGCGGTGCCCACCGGCGTGCCGGTATCAATCGCCGGGCTTATTGGCGGCCCGCGCCGGACTTGGAAATCGGTGGGCACCGCGGGGGGCGCCGTGACAAACAGCGGATCCTGGCCGAGCACATTATGATCGATGGCATTGCCCGTGGAGCCGTTGTTCACCGTGACCTGATCCGTGTCATTGTGCCAGCACAGGATATTGCGCAGGACATTGCTGTTGGAGGGCTGACTGGTGCCCGGTTTGGACACCTGCACGCAGGTACCACGGCCGTTCCAGATGGTCAGATTCGCCACCAGGTTGGTCAGCGACGTCTGCGTGCCACAGGCCCCGCCGAGGATGAGACTATCGGCTTGCGGCGCCGCCCCAAACGTGCCACTCCCGGCAATAATCGTATTGTAGAGCTGATTGCTCTGGCCGCCACAGGCGAGCAGCACGCCGGCGCCAGTGGTATGGACAAAGCTACCCCGCACGATGTTCGAGCCCCCGGCACTGAGTCCCGCCAGCGTCAGTCCTGGGCCTTGCGTCTGCGTGATGTCGAGCGCTTGCAGCGTCGAATCGGAGCCGCCGAAGGCGACACCCACCCCCGGACAGGTGCCGCCGCTTGAGCCGGTGCCAATGGCGCGCACCGTCAGGTCATTCAGCGTCAGCCCGTACGCCGCCTGGTCCACCTGCACGGCAACCGAGGGCGTACTGGCGGTGCAGGGCGCATGCTCCGGGAAATCGTGCAACGTGAGATGCTGGAGGCGGATATCATGCGAACCGCTGCGCGCCCCGCTGGTCCCGGTGGCCCCCACCGCGACGCCGGTCGCCTGGGTGCCGGTGGGGAGCTGCGAGCCATCCAGCTGCAACCCATCGACCGTGACAAACGCCACCCCGCCGCTGCGCGTCGTGCCGAGCGGCATCATGGCCGACCCGGCGGCCAGCGTCGTCGGTTGCAGGATGGCATTGCCGCGGTTCGTCGCCTTGATCGTCGTCACCACCGTACTGCTCGTGCCACTGGGCACCGTATCGGGCAGCGCCTCGTGATAGGTGCCGTCGGCAATCTGGAGGGTATCACCACTGTGCAGACAAGCGATGCCTTTGGTGATGGTATTGACCGGCGTCGTACTACTGACGGCCGCAGGGCAGGCATTATCCGGTGCTCCGGCCTGTACGTAGTAGGTGGTGGGTCCCACCTGTCCCACCACACCGTAGGGCTGGCCAAAAAACGGCCAGGCCATGGGATCGGCCTGCGTAGCGCTATTGGTGCTCGTATCGTGCCAGTATTGTTGCCCGTCTTGTAGGGCGGTGTTATTGGAAAAGACGCGCATGGCCATGTAGGTCGACATATAGGTGTAGAGATCGGGATGGCCGGTGAGCGACGACGGACGATAATCGGTCTGGAGGCGGGTTTTGACACCCAGCAGGTAGTTCCCCAGGATTTGCTGGCCGGGAAACCCGCTAAAGACGCCGCTCATGCCATTGTGATAGGCCATCATGGCGGACGTCGCCACGCTATTGAACTGAAAATAATGATAGCTGCCGTCGTCTTGTTTGGTGCCAGGGTTATTCTCACAGTTGTAGCAATTGGTGTACCAGGAGTTGAGATCCCCGGCATAATCAAACCGCTCGCGCCCGTAACTGTCGATATTGGCCCCGGACGGAAAGAGCGTGCGGATAAACATCACGAGATCGTAGCGATTCGTGCCGTCGGGGGGTGCGTTCGAGCCGTCATAGGTGAAGCGGTCATGCGGCCAGCCACTATCGGCCCAGTAATCAATCGAGGCCTGATCGCCCGACATGATGGCCTGCGGCAAATGATTCCAGATATCGTGGGAATACGAGTTGACGTATTCGCCCACGGTCATCCCTTCATGGGTCGGGGGGGTCCACCCCTGCGATTGATCGGTTTGGTGATCTTGAAAGTTGCCGTTGTTGGCGCCCGAGGAGTATTTAAACCAGTCCCGCGTCGACTGATGCTCACTGGCAGACATCGTGTTGGGGTGATAGGCCAGGAGCAGATCGTACATCAGGGCATTCGGAAAGCCACTAAACCCATACCCGGTGCTCTTGAACCAATCGCCATCATAGCCCGGATGCGGCCAGCTCGTGGGGAAGGCGAGCAGTGCCGCGCGAATGGCGTCGGCTTTGGCCTGCGTCGGCTCGAGCATGTACGTAATCGCCGCCCGCGTATTGGTGCGCCACGGTTCATAGGCATCGGGGTTGTTGACATTCCCGGCCACCGCCAGCACGCCTTGATACAGGCTGGTATAGCGCTGCCACAGCCAGTCCGGCGTATGGTAGACGAGCAGTTGCGTGCGCATCTGGTCAATTTCGGCTTGCGTCCAGAACAAGCGGGGATTGGCCCCCGCGGGAATGGGGACGACGCGGCCCCAGAGACCTTTGGTGGTATTATCGGCGGGCTGCGCCTCGGCCAGCGTCGTGCTCAGCACGAGCAGGAGTGCCAGCGCGCCCCAGTGCCAGCGTTGTCGCATCAGTGTCCCCTTCTTGCACGACGACGTGCCAAGACGCGGCTCAGTGGCCAATGGCCCGGTGGGCCACGCGGCGCCCCAGCGGGCGTCCGTTGTACTCCAAGTGCACCTCGTTCGCCGAGAGCGTCCGGTTCCAGAGTTTCAGCTCATCGATCATCCCACTCCACGGATAGGCTCCGGCCGCATTGCCACACACGAAGAGTTGATCGGTGGGTGGTATCATCGCGCCCACATTCTGCACCACCGTACTCTGTGCGCCATTGACGTAGAGACGCATGGTGTTGGCGGGGGACTCGAACGTCAGCGCCACATGATTCCAGGTGTTGGGGGACAGCAGCGCGCCGGGAATCTGCGCGATGTTGTACACGTTGGAGACATTGTGATGGTAGGCCGACTGCGTATCGGTGGCTGTGGGGTGATCCCAGACAAACCCAAACGCGTCGCCCGTCCCGGTGGTGTAATTGCCATTAATAAACACGGTGCTGGCGGTCGCGGTGGTCGGCGTGGCGACACCCTGGATCCACGCCATCCACGTATAGGCCGTGAGGCCGGTAAAGGCGGGCGTCGTGGCTCGCCCGGTGTTGCCCTGACATTTGAGTGCCCCGCTGCCGACCTGTCCTGGCCCCCAGGTGACACCCGACGACAGCGTCAGGGTATGGCCATTCCCCGTGCTATCCGCCGCCGTGGTGCCCGTGCTCTCCTCGAACTTCCACCAGGCGATCGGCCCGGCCGCTGTGCTGCCAGGCCCCGCCGTTTCCCACGCGCCCACGTCCTGCTGCGTGCCTTGCTTGCGGGGATTGCCGCCGTAGTCGGTGGTGGACCCGCTCAGGGTCGTGGTGACCCCGGCATCGATCGCGGGGGACGTCGGCGGCCCGACCTGCACCTGAAAATCCGGCGCCGTCACCGGCGGACTCGTGACAAAGAGCGGATCGCCGTAGGGCGGCGCCGTCGAGCCGGTGACCAGGTTGTGGTCGATGGTATTGCCCGTGCCGCTGACCACCGTCACGGCATCGCTTGGTGTCCCCGTGATGTCGTTTTGCCAGCACAGGTTGTTCTGGATGGTGTTGGTGTTCGAGGGGCCGGCCGTGACGCCCGTCGTCGTCCCCACCTGGATGCAGGTCCCGGCGCCGTGGTAGATGGTATTGTTGACCAACACATTCCCACTGGAGGTCTGACTGGCGCAGGTGCCCCCGAGCACCAGCGTGCCGGTTTGCGGCGCTACGCCGTAGCGCCCGATCTGACTAAGAATATTATTATAAAACTGGTTATTGGTGCTGCCGCAGGCCAGTGCGACCGCACCGCCACTGTCGTGAAAAAAACTGTTGCGGAGGATATTATTGCCGCCTGACGCTGACGTGTCGCCGCGGGAGAGAGCCGCGCCCTGACAGTGATCGACTTCCACCCCGTCCAGGGTCGAGTTGCTCCCATTGTGCCCGAGGCAAAGGCTGCATACCTGGCCCGCCGTGGCGCCGCTGCCGATATAATCAATATGACTCCTGGTGAGCTGTATCCGGGTATCCGCACCGGTCGTGAGGAAGCCCACCGACTCCTGCCCGACGGCACAGGACGCCGTCTGATGATTGGGGAGGGCGCGAATCTCCATGTTGGTGAAGACCAAGTCACTGGAGCCGCCCCCCGAGGCCGTGCCGGTGGCCACGCCACGCGCCTGCTGTCCCGCCGGCAGGCGGGAGCCATCCAGCGTCAAACCATCGATCGTGATCCACTGCTTGCCGTTGGCGGTCTGCGGCCCCACATTGACGATGGCCGTACTTCCCGAGGGCAGCGTCTGCGGTTGCAGTATGACGCTCCCGGTGTTCGTGGTGTGCTGCGTCTGGATCACCGTGGGGCTCCCGAGTTGGCCCGAGGGAATGCCGTCCCCGATTCCCTCCGTATAGGTCCCGTCCATGACGATGACCTTTTGTCCGCCCTGGAGGCACGACAGCACGCCAGGGCCGGTACTGTCGTCTTGAAAGGTGTGCTTGGCAAAAGTCGACTGCTGCGCCGCCGTACAGTTATTCCCATTGAGGCCGTTCGGACTGATGTAGTAGGGCCCCGTCACTTGGGGCTGGCCTTCTGGGATGGAATCAGAACAGGTTCCCCTGGCATAACAGTCCTGCAAGATATACATCTTCGAAATGAGGGTGGGATGACTCCAATCAATATATTCGCCCGGCTGGATGCCGATTTTCGAGCCGAGATCCCCCGCGAGCACATCCGTCCTCCCGGCCACTTGTTGCATCCACCCCATCCAGGGCGCCTGCGTAATGTTGTTGGAGTTCAACCCGTTCAGAAATGACTCCAGGAGCGGCTGCGTGATCCACGGCGGCCCTGGGCCGCCGGTATCCAGCATAAAGGCCCCCTCCTCATGGAGCGCATAGACAAAGACTTTGAGTCCTTGCGGAATGACGAGCGGATTGGCGGCCGCAAAGGCATCAATGGCGGCGCGGTCCATATCGAGCCACATGCGCGAACCGACCGGCAGCCCTGGCGTGCCAGCGGTCGCCTCACAGAGCCCAGCAAAGGTGGCGGGATAGTGCGCCACACAGTCACAGAAACAGGAGGCGTAGACGTGCAGGGCATGCCGATGCTCGAGTAACTGCGTCACTTCGAGGTAGGTACTCGGGAGCACCGTCATGGCATCGCCGGCATTCAGCGCGCCGTAGTGATTGCCTGGGTCGGTAATCTTGCCCCAATAGGCCCCGTAGAGGGTATCCTGGCAGAAGGTGCCCCCGGCGACCCCCGGCGACGAGATGACGTCGCCGTCTTGCCAGTCACGGGGCTGTCCCACGTAGGTGCCCTGCGGCGACGGCGCGGTGAAACAGCCGCCCAGGCCTACCACGTCGCCATTTTGCTGCATGACCTCCATAAACGTGTCGGAGCCGTAGTTCAGTTCCCCAGACATGCGGGCGTAGGGCGGAATGTGAAAGTAATGCTTGCCATTGGCCGTCCCATCCCCCCCGGACGTCCCGAAATACGTCGCCCACATGCGCGAATGCCCATTGAGGGTATCACAGCCATAGTGCACGTGGGAGACCTCGCTGCCGGGCGCGCCGTCATAACAGATGACCGACACGAGCGGATCGGTGTCTTTGGCGACGTAATAGGGATGATCCTGGGTGATCCCCTGCCCATACTGCGTGGGTTTCTGCGCCTGCGCAAAATAATAATTGCTGCCGTCCGGCTGCGGCCGCGCGCTCCCACTGCTGACCAAATAATGCTGGCGCAGGATCGTCGTATTCGCCGTATCGATGTTCTGGGGATGCTCGGGCAAGCGCGCCCGCCACGGGAGATAGGCATAGGAACAATAGTCCGCTGGCATGCCTGAGCCATTATTGGTGAGATGCGAGTAATTGTTCGGGGTACAGGGGTGGGTGAACTGGGCACGGGCCACTCCTAAGGCCAGCCCGACCAGCACCACCGTCATGAGCAGAGGCAGCAGGTAGCGTCGCCTGCTCATCTCTTGCCTGCGCCGCTTGCGTGTCCGTGTCCTTTTTGCTAGGCTGGTTTGGTGGGTCATGCAGGTGCATCCTTTTCACATCGAAAGGCCTCGTTATGCTCGCGTCTGTGTTCCTTGCCGCCTGGATCCTGTGGCAGCAACCCTTCACCGTGGAATGTACACGCCAGACCCGCGAGGCGGTCCCCAAGTGTCACTTCCTCCCGCTGACCGAGGCCCCCACGGTGAAAGGCGGCCCCTTTGCCACGGTGAACGCCTGTGCCCTGGAAATCACGCCCCCTGGTTTCTCGCTGCGCGCGCCAGCGCTCTTCGCCGCGCCCGAGCACCCGATGCGGGTGACCAAGATGCTCACAGCCTGTCGGCCCGAGGGCGACGTGCCGCAGAGTCTCGTGCAATAACATCCTCAACCTGCCGCCGGGGCCCTAATGTTCTTCGACGCGCCGCACGCGGCCGGCCATGCTGCGGTACAGAGCCTGCACGTCCGTATCCTGGAGATACTGGGTATAGAGGCGCACGTCATCGACCTTGCCGTTGCCATTGACGATGTGCGCCGGTTTATTCCAGCGCCCAGCCTCAAAGGGCGTCGTCTGGGCCGTCGTGGGCGCACTAAAACTGCTACTGCTCGTCTGCGGCTGCCCATTCACCCAGATTTTGGCCTGACCGGGGCTGTTCCCATCCGCCCCGACCGCGACATGCGCCCAGGTGCCGACATAGGACGCAAAATTCAGGTACAGGGAGCCGCCCCCCGTGTGCGTGGTATCATCCCACGCGCCATACTGCCAGTAGAGATACCCATCGGGGCACGGGGCACAGACGCCGAACAGATTGGGCGTCGGGCTGGCGGTGCCCAGCGCCATCGCGCCCCCAGTCTGCACCAGCACCCAGAACATGAGGGTGACCGGCTGCTGGCTGCCGGGCCAGACAAAGGGCGTCGCCGCACTCGTCTCAACATGCTCGCCGCTCCCGGTGACCTGGAGCCCTTGCGGGCCGACCCGTGCTGGGATATGGCCGGGCAGGGGCGTGCCCGTCAGGGTGCCCGGATGATTATTCGCGGTGGCATCTGCCGCTACCGTGCCACTCGGCTCATCCAGCTTCCAATACAGATAGAGGCCAGGCGGGAGCGTCGTCACCGGCGAGCCACCCATCTCCCAGGCGCCCAGATCGCAGGTACTCCCGGCGGGTTGAGGACGGGTCTGGCCATCAAAGGCTGTGGCCATACTGGCGACATCACACAGGCCGGCGCCCAGGGCCGGCGAGGTGGCTTTGAGCTGGAAGTCCGTGGCTTTGATGCCCGCGGCCCGGTAGTCCGTACTGGAAGGCGGCATCGTCGTGACGAACTGGGGGTCCTGGGTCATCGCGCAATTCGAGCCACTGGTGCCACACAAATTGTTACTGAGGACATTCGTCGCCGAGCCGTCCGAGAGATTGCTGATCCCTTCAGAGGAGGATGGCTGCGTCGACACACAGATATTGTTGCGCACGGTGTTGTTGCCGGAATAGACACCGCCTTGCCCAGAGGACAGCGAGAGCGCAATGCACCGCAGCTCCCCACTTGCCCCCACATTGACCAGCGTATTGTTATAGATATAGTTATTATTGGGCTGTGCCCCCGAGCAACTGGGGCCGGTAGTAATGCCGCCGAACTGCCCGCCCGCAGCCGGGGTGACCCCAATGAGCACGCCGGTGCGGGCAATAATATTGTTGTAGACGTAGTTCGGTTGTGGGGAGCCACACATCATGAGCGCGGCAGCGCCTATATCATGAAAATAGTTATTCCGTATAATATTATTATAGAAATGGCTCCCGGTGGAATACCCATGAATCGCAAAGCCGCAGCCGTGGTCAAATTCATTGTTTTCAATAATGTTGTTCCAGCCTGAAATATACATGGCGTAGGACACGCAGCCTTGCTCACCGGCGTTCACGGTGTTATGGTTACGGTGCACGCCGTAATCGTGGAAATAAATGTTGCGATAGATGAAGTCATGGCCATTGCCCGCCTGCCCGGTCATGGTACAAAAGTTGGAAATACTCCCGGTATCCTGACAGCCCGACGCTTCCAGATCCAGAAACCAGATGTCATGCGCCCCGTCCGTATCCGAGGGATAGAGGCCCCCCTGCGCGCTAAAGGCGGTGAGGACATAGTCGGGATTGACGCTGATTTTCAGGCCCTGCAGCGTAATATAGCTTTTGGCGCTCCCCTGGGTCCCGTTACAGCAGCCGAGGAGAATCGCGACCCCGCCGCCGCAGGTGGACGGCGGGGTAAACACGGCCTTGCGCTGATTCTCGGCTTTCACCGTCGTGTGCTGGGACGCCGTGCCGGACGGAATCACATCCGTCATACACTCATTATAGGTGCCATCCAGGAGCACGAGGGTATCCCCCGCGTGCAGGCAGGCGGCCCCCGCATTCGCCGTCGCAATCGCGGTGGTGGCGTTTTGCGCCGCCGCACATGACGTATTCGAGCCGCCAGGCTGCGCATAATAGGTCGTGGCGCCACAGACAGACGCGTGCAGGAGTAGTAGGGAGGCAAGGAGCCACAAACGTCGCCACATGATTGTTCCCTTTCTTATTGCAAAATCGCCTCGATATTGCCGATAAGCACCCGCGACGTGCCGTCCGTGGTATTAATATTGAAATCCAGGGAGCAGGCCTGCCCTGCACTGACGCTACAGGTGGATCCCGCATTGGTGGCCGGCGAAATCACGGGCTGGCCATTGAGCGTACAGGGCGTCCCAAAGGCGCCAACGCCACAGGTACAGGCGGTGGTCAGGATACTGGTGAGACTTTGCCCGGTGAGAATGGGCAGGATGCTGAGGGTGCCGGCATCCACTTTGCACGACATGGCGAGGAGTTTGAGCGGACGATGATACAGGTTCGTCCAGACCGTAGGACTGTCATTGCCGGCGACGAGGAACGGCGAGGACTGATCCGGGTCGCCCACGAACAAGGAGAAGGGTCGCTGCTTCAAGTAGTCTTCGGGCGTGCCATCCCACAGGCGCCATTTCGTGGCCGGGCCATCATACCACACCGGCTTACAGAGCTTCGGCGCAATCGTCACATCATCGCTGAGGTCCATCTGATTGGCGGGGGCTGAGCCGCTATCGAGGGCGCCCAACACCAGGAAATTGGCGGTGCCCACATTACAGAGGTTTTTGATCGTGCCCGCCGAGAGCCCCCCTGAGGCCAACCCGGTAATGCGGCAACTGGTGACCGCGCAGGTAATGCTCACAATCGTCGCCGTTCCAAAGCCGGTCGGATTCCAGTCGTTGGTCGTTGCGCTGGAGAGCGTCGGCGCGATCTGTCCGGGAAAGGCGAACTGGCCGCCCGCTTTGATCACGCTCGGATTCGGGAAGGTGCCACTGAGATCGCCTCCCGCCGTGCCACTGACCGGGATGGAGAGTCCCGTGAGATCGCTGGAGGTGAGCAGCCGGCAACTCCACGCGGCGGGTCCCCCGCTCACTGGCCCCGCCAGCACACAGTTGTTGGCCACATTGGCTTTCCCCACTTGAAACACGCCGCTGGTGGTAATGGCGGTCGCCGGCGTCACGGTAAACTCCGCCGGCATGGTCACCTGGATGCTCGTCACCGTGCCACTGCCGGCGCCGGGTGGGGCGGAGTACTGGGTATTACTGAAGTCCACCAAACTCGTTTGACCATTGGTGGTGCTGTCGTCGTTGAGCGTGCCGATGACAAAGCCCGGTGACGGTGCGGTATCGGTCTGATGACAACGTCCTCCCGTGCCCACCACCACCAAGGAGCCGCCTTTCCCCGTCGTCGTATTATCAAACACGCAGGGCGCCTCGCCAGAGAGCACATAGACGGCTGAGCCGGTAATGCCGGCGTTGGCATTGATGACAAACAGGGGGATATTCGTATCCGTGGCCGTGGCAACAACCAGCTTGGCTTTGCCCCCGGCACCACCCGCCACTTTTTTACTAAGAAAATTGAGAGTAGTACCAGTTGTCGTATCGTTGGGCAAAGTGCTAAATGAGGTATTACTCTTTTGCGCCGAGCAGACTGGAGCCATAGACACCAAGGCCATAAGCAACGTAAGGAGAATCCAGCGTGGCTTATTCATAGTTTACTATTCCTTTAACTTGCTGAAAGTGCTATGCTTGTGCCTATGTCGGGCAGGTCGGCCGGCCTCGTAAGTTTCAGTGGCCTTACCCACTGAGAACCCGACATAAACCGCTTCGCCTGTAAGGAGGCATCATGCCCGCATTTCGTGATCTTCGTGGATTTCCCCCTTTTGGACGATTGACCGTTGATGAACGTGGGCCAAATGGTCCCCACGGCCATGCACAATGGTGGTGTGACTGCGCCTGCGGTGCACGGATTTTGCTTCCCGGTGTCAGTCTGTATTCTGGACGCACACAAAGTTGTGGGTGCTTGCACACAGAAATCATGCAGGCGCGCAATACAACGCATGGCTTGGCACATCTGCCTGAATACAGCATCTGGCAGGCTATGAAACGCCGCTGTAATAACCCCAAGCATCCTGACTACCGCAATTATGGCGGACGAGGGATAACTGTTTGCGATGCATGGCAAAACTCGTTTCTTGTGTTCTTGGCTGAGATGGGACCACGCCCCGCCTCTGGGCTTACCATAGAGCGTGCTTCCACACTCACCATAGAACGTGTCGATAATGATGGCCCATACAGCAAGACCAATTGTGTTTGGACGTCCTATGTCGTCCAAGGAAACAATCGCCGTGTGAATCGCCGCGTCACCTATGAAGGCAAGAGCTATACCGTAGCCCAACTGGCCCGTCATTTGGATATGTCTTATAGTAAGGCTTATGATAGGTTTGTCAGGCCCTTTAATCGGACCGGAACCTCTGATAGCCCGTAACCTCGACATGCTTCTACCTTCCGAAAAACGGGAAAAATTGCGCAGGGTTCCCCGCCGCCGGCGCATTCATCACGCTCGGCAGCGGATTGGTAAAGAAGGCCACGGATCCCGTCTGCGTCGTCTCATACACCCGGCGCACCTCCAGGGCCGACAGCGCCCGGCTCCATACCAGAACTTCATCGACGGCGCCGTTGAAGTACCAGCCAGGCGTCGCGCAGCACCCCGCGCCGATATTCCATGGGGTCACGGGATACGGGTAGAAAAAGGCCGCATTGAGCAGACTCGTCACGCTCTGGCCGTCGCCGTTGTAGTACATCGCCATGCCCGGCGTCCCGGCACCGGTATGCACGACACACCAATGCTCCCACAACCCCGGCGTATAGGGCCAGGACCCTCCCGACCACCGTATGGTTTGAGCGTCGGCATTCGTATCCCCAATCGTAAAGACGGGGTTGGAGCCCCCCACAGCATAGAAGAACCCGATGCCGATTTGATAGTTAGAGCCATCGATCGCTCCGACGACCAGTTGGGTCCCGGTCTGAATATTGGCCGCTTTGAGCCACACGCACATGCTGAGGGGTTGCGTGTCCGTCGTGAAGGTATTCTGGGTGCCCCCCGTGGCGTAGTCATTGGTGCCATCGAACGTGAGCTGCGCCAGCGAGGTACGCCGCGTCGCCCCATTCCAGCCACTCGCGGCACTATAGCCCATGTTCGTGAGCGTGAGATGCGTGAGGGTGCCGGGCACAAGGTCATAGAAGGTATTGCCCCCGATGAGTCCTGGTACGGGCCGCCACCAGTGCAGGAGATTCTTGAGCAGCGGATGGGTCAGATCCGCCGTCACCGGACTCCAGCCGACCCCCGGCCATTGGGGCAGGGCCGGGAGCGGCAGGAGCAACCACAGGATGAGTGTGAGGATGATATACCGTTTCATACTATTGTTGCTCAGGAGGAATAGGAGTAAACGCACAAGAACTAGTATTGGCCACGTTTTGCAGAGACAACGTCGTGCCATTCCACACCGCAGGACTAAAATACCTCGTCGGAATCCACGCCATGCCGGACGCCGTCATGGTCGTATTCGAGGTCGTCTGATCGACCACCACCGTCCCCACCAATTTCAAGTCGCGGCGCTTATCAGCGGTCGTAAGGCTGCCGTTGCTCGTGCCCAGGGCGCCATCCGCGTAGGTGCCGTCGCTCCAACTCACATAGATCTCGATCTGCGCGCCGACGATGTTCGTCCCTGACAGGGTAAAGGAGCAGGCCCACATCCACTGGCCGGGCTGCGACCCTGCGCCTTTATCATGCCGTGCTCCGTAGACGCCGGTGAGGGTGGCAAGGTTTTGCAGGGCCATGACATGCGTACTGCCTGAATCGCTGTAGGTAACAGGAGTACCTGGACTAACATATTGTTTACTAGGAGCACCTATACTTACAGAAGATAGGGAATCAATGCCAAGTACCAGGCATATCGCAAGCAGAAGCAATCTGTATCTCATTGATTTTCCTATCATCTTGGTCTATTACCTGTTAGAGCGTAATACACGTCCATTGATGTCAGGCTGCCCACATAGGTCATCGTCGCCGGTGTGGCCTGTTGGCCATTGCCCGCGCTCGTATCCGCAAACAGGGCCTCCCCGCGCAGCGCTTGGCGCTTGGAAATCGCATAGAGATAACTGCGCTGCGTCGCTGAGGCCCCCGTGCCACTGAAAATCTTGTCGTAGGCGCTCCTGGTCTGCGGCAGCGAAGGATTGATCTGGCCTGAACGGTTCATGACCTCCCAGCCGTCACGTTCCTGCACCGACTGCCCGATATAGGTGGTCCAGTTCCAGGTTGATCCGTCATAGGCAGTTGCCTCATAGATCTCTTTTTCACCGAGCTGGACCCTCCACACCCAGAAGGCCGACTGCACGACGTTGTAGGCATCGGCGATGGCGGCATGGTGCGCCTCGGCTACCAGGGTGGCGAATTCAGCCTGATTGGTAATAGTAATATCAGTATTAAGCTGGATATACTGGGCATCGGTAAGACCTTGGGAGCATGCGAAAGATGCCCCCAAGAGGAGAAAAACTAGGCAGAGTGCTGGCGTTGTGATGCTGCAAGAAAAAATGCCTCGATGCGACGGAGGATCGCGGCGGCTTTCCGTGGACCAAACTTTTGCTTGAGCCAGGGCTCTGGCATGCGGCGACTTTTGCTTTGATTGCATCCGGTTAATCCCCCACATAAGGGCACCATGTTCGTTGGAACTGTGCCGGGACAGTCTGGATGTGAGAGGGGAATCCAGTGGTCCATCTGTAATTTCCACCAAAAACCTTCTTCGGTACCACAGACAGCACACCTCTGCTGCCAATAGGTCCGTGCAAACTGTGCATCATCAACAGTAAATGTGTGTGGTTTCGCATATTTGCGGGTGCGGCGCCGATGGATATTGACCATGTTTTGGTCTCTCGACACTTTTCTCTTTGCTTTCGACCGCCTTCTCTTTGGTTGTCGAGCTTGTTTACATGGCCGGCACTGTCGTTGCAGGCCGCATAGAGACTCTGGACGTGGGGGGAAAAACTCCCGCGTTTCTGGTAAAAGGGCATGACATGCACTGCATTCACGCAATCCATCATGGCGAAGTTTTGGAAGATGAAAATTCTTTGTGCGTTTTCGTTGGTCCTTGGCTTGCAGACACTCCTGGCATTGGCGTGTGAGGGAAGACCGTTCAGCGTCTGTTTTTCGATAAAAAAACTCCGTTGTGGCAGCCAGGAGGCGATGACATATGGAGCATTCCCGCAATCCATCTGAGCGCTTATCTCGGCGAAAACGGCGTCCAGGGATTGGCTGTCCTGCTTCGTGTGCCCGCTGTTCCAACGCCTGTCTTTGAGCCGCCTGCGTGCACGTCTTACAGTGTGCACGCAGGGGCGTATAGAGATTGCCCGTTTTAGAGAAGTATTCGGAGGTTGCTGGGAAGCTTTCTCCGCATGTTTTACACGTTTTTGTGCAGATTTCTGGACTATACTCGTCAGTAGCCATTGCGCCTCCCGATAGGTGCAAAGGTTAGGGGTTATGCTGGTGTTCAGAGCACCAGCAGACCCCGATATTATATAACATTTTGATTTATAATGCATTAGTTTGTACTCGCAATTACCTGCAAAGAGGCCGTGTCACTACTGTACAATAGCCCCACCATGAGTTCCTTGGTGGCATCAAGCGGACAAACAGTAGGCGCACTCACAGCCGCGCTATTAATCACATTTCCTGCTACGGCAATAGTCTGCGCGGCTACGGTACACCGCAGCCGGAGCAGGAAGCGATCACCGTCCACGAGCGTGCCCGAGGTGCCGAGCGTCACGGTGCCCGCGGCGCCCGACATACTCATCTTGCAGTGATTCATCACGCCATTGCGCGCACAGTTATAGGTCGTACTGGAGGCGATGGTCTGCACGCCGGTGTCAGCGAGATACGCGGTAGTGTCGACGCTCAGCGCGCCGGTGCCGCCGCTCGTTTTCACAAAGCCATTCGTGGTGAGGTTCGCCAGGGCCGCAATCGTCGGGGTCGTGAGGGTGGCCGAGGTTGCTTTCACATAGGCGCCGCTCCCCGTCGAGCCGCTGGTATCGACACCCAGCGTCCCGACGCCTCCTGAGGTCGTCACCAGACCATTTGTCGTGAGGTTGGCCAGGGCCGCAATCGTGGGGGTCGTCAGCGTGGGTGAAGTCGCCTTCACATAATTCCCTGTTCCCGTCACCGCCACGCCCTGAATCGTCGTGGCGCTGGTCCACTCGGCCGCTTGCCCGGCGGTCGGCGTGCCACTATTGGAGACATTGCCTCCCGTTGCCGGCGTGCCCCACGTGCCATCCCCGCGCCAAAACGTCGTCGCGGAGGCCCCGGTCCCTCCATTCAAGTTCCCCGTCGGCAGATTGCCCGTGACCCCCGTACTCAGCGGGAGCCCGGTCGCATTGGTGAGCACCGCCGCAGACGGCGTCCCAAGGTTGGGGGTCGTGAGCGTGGGACTGGTCGCCTTCACATAGATGCCCGTCCCAGTCACCGCGACGCCCTGGATGGTCGTCGCACTCGTCCATTCTGCCGCTTGGCCATTCGTTGGCGTCGCCACATTGGAGACATTGCCCTTGCTATTAAACGTGCTCCAATCCGTCGCCGTGACATAGCCCTTGGTGGTCGCGGAGGCGCTTTGGCCGTTCGCATAGTCCAGCGCAATGAGCCCGTTGCCATCATCATTAAAGTCGGCGGCCGTAAACGCCGCCGCGCCTTTGGTTGTGCCATTGGCCGCGGCGTTGGCAATGCTGAGCGTGCGGTCCGCACTGAGATCACCGCCTCCCGCCAGCGGGCTGGTCGTCGTCAGCGTCCGGCCCGTGCCGACGACGGCCGTACTGGCGCTCGGACTTTGGGCCAGGGTGACCTCGGTGCGATTCTGGGCGGCATTGTCGGCGGCCGTGATGGCCGCCCCGATAAAATTGAGCGTGCCACGCTGGGTGAGCGGGGTACTCTCCTCCTCCACCGTACTGTAGGCCTGGCCACTCCCCGAAATGGTGCAATCGGTGCGGGTAGCGCCGGCATTATCGACGCAGGTCACCCCGGCCCCCGTAAAGTTCAGGACGCTCCGAGCGGTGAGGCCCGTCCCCTCATCTTGCACCGTGGCATAGCCGCCCGCCCCCGCGGAGGCGTTGAGCGTCGTGCCGCTCATGGAGAGATTCGTGCCGAGCGTGAGTTCTTGCCAATCCCCCGTCGTCGTCCCACGTCCGAGGAGGAGCGAGGTGGTCGAGGGCGCTAGCAGATTCGCATAGGGCAGGCGCCCGGTGACCCCGGTCGTGAGTGGCAGGCCCGTGGCGTTCGTGAGCACCAGCGTCGCGGGCGTGCCCAGGTTCGGGGTGGTGAGCGTCGGTGAGGTCGCCTTCACGTAGTTGCCGGTCCCCGTCACTGCCACCCCTTGAATCGTGGTGGCACTGGTCCACTCTGCCGTCTGCCCGGCGGTCGGCGTCCCGGAATTCGAGACATTGCCGCCTCCTCCTGGGGTGGCCCACGTGTTGTCGCCGCGCAAGAAGGTCGTACTGGACGCACCGGTACCCCCGGCTAAGTTGGCGATCGGGAGGTTACCCGTCACGCCTGTCGCCAGGGGGAGTGCGGTGGCATTGGTCAGCACGGCCGCACTGGGGGTGCCCAGATTGGGCGTCGTGAGGGTGGGGCTCGTGGCTTTCACATAGCTCCCAGTGCCGGTCACCGCCACGCCTTGAATGACGGTGGAGCTGATCCATTCCGCCGCCTGGTTCGCCGTCGGCGTGCCCGTATTGGAGACATTGCCGCCCCCGGCCGGGGTGGCCCAGATCCCATCGCCACGCCAGAAGGTGCTCGACGAGGCCGCAGTGCCTCCGGCTAAGTTGGCCACGGACAGATTCCCCGTGACGCCCGTACTGAGCGGCAACCCTGTCGCATTGGTGAGCACCGCCGCGCTCGGCGTCCCCAGGTTCGGGGTCACCAGGATGGCCGAGGTCGCTTTGACATAACTCCCAGTGCCGGTCACCGCGATCCCTTGAATGGTCGTGGCGGTGACCCATTCCGCCGCCTGGCCGGCGCTGGGTGTGCCGCTATTGGAGACATTGCCACCGCCGGTGAGGCCGCTAAAACACGACCCGCCCTTGACACACAGCTCCCCGGCTTCTGCGGGCAGGAAATGCGCCCAGTTGGTGGCCATACGATCGGGGGGCAGGAGATAGCCCTTATTCCCCTGGCGGTCCTGCCAGGCCAGATAATTGCCCAGATACGCCGCCTGGAGGTTCGCGGCGATCAGGGTATGGCCCGTGGGGTCGATCAGCACATTGCCACTGTCCGCCCCCAGCACGCCGGCCCGGTTGTACTGGATATCCCCCGTCACCCCTGCCGGGGCCCCGCCTCCACCACCCGTGCCCGTGCCACATGGGGCGCCCGTATCGACCAGATTGAGGTTCGTATCCAGTTGCACACAGTGGCCTGGGGTAAAGGGCCCAAGGCCGGTCATGAGCGCGTGCGCGGTGCCGACCAGCGTCGTGTCCGGCGGCAGGACGATATGCGGCGACTGTTGCGAGTTGTACGTCAGGACGGCCGCGCCCAACCGCGCGGAATATTCATAGAGCCAGACATCTTCGGTCGGGCCCCCGGTCGTCGCCGTGGGCAGCGCAATCCCGGTATTCGCCGTCCAGAAGGCTCCCCACGTAATAGCGCGGCTGACGGTGGAATGCACCCGAAAGCGCAGCGGCTGGCTGGGACGCACCGAGCCACTCGGGATGTCAATGAGCGTGGCCTGCTGGAGGTCGCTGAGCACGAACACGTCACAGGCGTCGAGATTGAGCACCAGCGGCGTGATCGTGGTGGGCTGCGAGCACTGGCGGGGGGTGACGCGCGTCTGCGTCACTTCCTGCACATCGGTGGTGCCCAGCAGTTGCCCACTCGGCGCGGCTTTGCTGCTGATGGTGGCGACGCCCGCAGTGACGGTCGAGAGCAGGAGTCCGGTGGGGAGCGCCGCCAGATTTATACCCGCCGGCATATCGCTTGAGGGTGTGACCAGGAGGGCTTTGGCGGTACTGGAGCCCCCCGCGCTCGGCGGCGCGGCACACACCAGCGCCCCCGTCCCCTGGATGCCGGTGGCAAACGTCCCGGCCGTCGGGCACGTGAAACCCACAAAACCGGCCAGATCCCCCGTGCCCGTGGCCGCCTGGAGCGTCCCCGCAGGGCCGACCGGATTGACCAGGAACCCCGAATGCAGCGTCGGAGTGGGCGCGTTATCGACGTACTGCAACTGGCCGCTGGCGAAGGTCTGCATGGTGCCAGCCTGCCCGACCCCACTCACCAGATTCGCCGTGCCGCCCGCCAGGAAGCCCGGCTTGGTCGACGCCGTCGCCACGGTCGTGCCGGTGAGCGTCAGCCCGGCGCCCGCCAGCAGCGCGGCCTGGTAGCCGGTACACACGGTCGTCGTCGTACACACGGTCGTCGTGCCACTGAGGTTGCTGAAGTCCAACTGACTCACCGTCAGCGGGCCGCCGGCGGTGGCCTGTCGCACGACCTGATTCGCCCCGCCCGTCGCGGAGAAATCCGTCGTCCCCGCTGGCAACGTCAGGGTGCCACTGCCCGCCACGGCGGCAGCCTGGACGGTCAGGCTCCCGGAGGTCGCGCCGAGGAGCAGGAGGCGCAGCATGGACTGGCCGGCCGGATGCGCAAAGCTGTTGGCCTTGGTGAGGTCGGCGGCATTACTCACCATGGCCGCGGTGTAGTCGCCCGCGGTGGCGACAACGGCTCCCGTGCGCCCAAAGACACTGCTGACCGCGCCCCCGCCGCCCCCGGCGCCGCCCCCGATATCTGAGGCACAGACAATCTCCCCCGCCACATCCATCGTCAGCTTGCCGCCGTTGGTGTCGCCCGTACAGGCCGCCGGCGTCACGTTCCATTTCAAATTGCTCTGCGTGAGATAGCCGGTATGCAGGAGGGACACGGACGCCCCATCCGTGTACTGGAGGCGGCCATCGGCCAAGACTTGCATCTTGCCCTGGTTGTACGCTCCACTCGCCAGATCCGGCACGGCGGCGACGAGAAAGCCGGGGGAGGACGACAGCGTACTGGCGACACCGCTGCTGAATTGCAGACCATTGCCCCACGTAAACGCCGGTTGCAGGCCGGTGACGGCCGTATCCACATACGTTTTCACCGCCGCTTGCGTCGGGTACAACGTGTTGCTCGTCCCCAGGCTGGTACTGGTGGCCTTATTCGCGACATTTTCTGGCGTAAAGCCGAGCGTGATGCCCTGCACCGCCGTATCCACATAGGTTTTGACGGCGAGTTGCGTGGGATAGAGCAGGTTGCTGCCCCCCAACGTCGTACTATTCGACTTGTTCGCCACGTTTTCGGCCGTAAAGCCGAGCGCCGCCTGATAGCCCGGACACACCGTTGTCGTCGTGCAGACGGTCCCGGCACCGCCCACATCGCTGAGCGTGAGCTGACTCACCGTAAACGGTCCCCCCGAGCTGGATTGCCGCAGCACCTGGCTCGGGCCGCCGGTGCCGGAGAAATCCGTCGTGCCGGCCGGGAAGATGAGCAGCGACGTCCCGGCTTGGGGCGCCGCTTGCAGCGCCAGTTGCCCCGACGTCGCGCCGGGGAGGACGAGGCGCGACATCGTCTGGCCCGCGAAGTGCGTAAAGATATTGGCCGCCGTGCGATCGACCGCGTTGGGAATCTGCGCGACCGTATAATCCCCCGTCTGGGCGGTGATGGCGCCGGTCCGTCCAAACACGCTCGTCACCGGCACCGGCGTGACATCCACACTCGACGCCACGACATTGCCGTTGGCGTCATACTGGAGTTGTTTGCCCACGAGCAGGGGCCCCGTGGCGGTGAGCACCTCGAGCGTCGTGCCCGTGCGCGTGCCAGTTACGGGCGCCTGGCCGGGACCGCCGCCAAACAGCGGGGCTTGCAGGGGCAGCGCCGGCGAGGAGGCCATCGTGCTCGCGCTGGGAAAGTACAGGAGTCCCCCGCCCGTGCCGCTCGTGAGCCCGGTGCCGCCCTGGGATACCGTGACCGGCACCGTGAGGCCGGCAGCCCCGCCAATGTCCGCCGTCGAGGCCACGACGTTGCCGTTGGCATCGAACGCTAATTGTTTGTTGGGGGTGATGGTGCCAAGGACGGTCGCCAGCTCCCGCGTGGTCCCCGACAGCGTGCCGGTCACGGGCGCCTGACCCGGTCCCCCGCCCAGTAACGGGGCATTGAGCGGCAGCGTCGCGGTCGCCAGCATGGTCGTCGGCGTGCTGAAGTACAGGAGGCCTCCGGTCGAACCGCTCGTGAGTCCGGTACCGCCCTGGGGCACGGGGACGGGCAGCGCCAGGCCTCCGGTGCCGCCACCAATATCGGTGGCGCTGGCAATGACGTTGCCGTTGGCATCAAAGGCCAATTGTTTGTTGGGGGTCAGAGCGCCCAGGACACTCGCCACCTCGAGCGTCGTGCCCGTGCGCGTGCCGGTGAGAGGCGCGTTGCCGGGGCCGCCCCCAAAGAGGGGGGCATTGAGCGGTAAGGCGCCGGTTGAGGCAAGCGTGGTCGGACTGCTAAAGTACGGCAGGCCGCCGGTGGTGCCCAGCGTCAGGCCGGTGCCGCCTTGTGCGACGGGCAGGGGGGCCGCCAGATGGGTGGCGGTCACCTGGCCGGCCGCTGACACATCCACGCCGCTGGGGACGAGGCCCTGCACCATGTTTGCGGTGACCGGCGCGCAGACGAGGAGTCCCGTCGTGGCAATGCCGATGCCGACCTCGTTCACACACTGACTGGCCGGAAAGGTGGGAGGGGCGCCGCCCCCACCACCCCCCGGCGGTAGGGTCTGCGCCGGCCCGTGGGCCGGCCCGAGCAGAAGCGTTCCAACTAGCAGCCAGCAGAGCAGGAGAGCACGGCGCATGCAGGCGCTCCAGGGTCAAGGATTATTGCGATAATAGGTGACATACAGCGCGGCATCGGCGGTCTGGCGAATGGCCTGAAACGCGCGAATCGAATCAATCCCGCAAATGATGAACGTCTGGGGCGGCGTGCCGAAGACCGGATGGCCGACGGTCGCGGTGGGCGTGCCGCTGACGGTATAGCGCAGATCGCCACTGTTGACACTCACCACGGCGAGGGTGGGCGTAATCCCGGTGGGTTGATAGATCGCGGCGGTGAGGCCGGTGACCGTCGTGGAAATGGTCAGCGTTTCGGTGGCGAACGGCGCTTGCTTGACCGTGACGCCAGGACACTGCGCTTGGCTCAGCAGCGGTACGCACAGCAAGGCAAGAGCGAGCAGCCAGCGACGCAGCATCGGATACCTCGGAAATCGCCTGAGCCTGAGAAACGCAGTCGCGCGTATCGCCCGGCCAGGGTGTGGGCCTAGCCGGGGGCGCGTTTTGGAAGACGTGCTGTGGCAGAGAGACAGGCAAGCCGGGCACAAAAAAAGCGTGCTTGAGCGAGACCTGGATCTCTCCCAAAACACGCTAGCATCATTGTAAACGTGACACTTGAACTATGTCAATTCCTTTGCCGAAAATTCATCGTGCTAGCCAGGCGTGTAGGGCGCCTCAGCATCATTGCCGGTCTCCTCATAGACGAGCGCCCCGTGCTCCGCGTCAAACTGGCAGGCCGTCAGCGACACGGGGAGGCTGATCTGGGCCGCGGCGAGGAGGCGCAGGAGCGTGGCGTGATGGCGGTGCTCCATGTCTTGCGCCAGCAGCCGGGCCTGCATCTGCGCGAGGTCATGCTCCAGCATGGCGATCTGCATGCGTAAGGCCGTCTCCAAGGGCAGCAGGATCTGTTTACGAGCCATCGCGCAGCGCTCCTAGGGGATACGCTTGCGCCGAGCTGGGGCATGGCCCTCGGCACTGTCCACCCCGGTCACTCCTTCCAAGTGTTCCAGACGCTCGGCCAATTCCTTGACGGCATTCACCAGCATATAGGTCACCGGCGTCATGTCCAGGGCGTGCACCATGGCGGTCTGGCGGGCCTCTTCAGGCCCCCATTCCGCCTGATAGGGATGCAGCATATACGGGGCAACCGGCTCGACTTCCTCCGCAATGAGGCCCAGACAGCGCTGGCCTGTGGGCAGGTTCATCTCGCCGGTAAACTCATACCAGCGCGGCAGGAGCTGGCGCACCTGGGCCAGGCCATCCGGGAAGGCCACGATGTCTTTCTTGAAGCGCGCATTGGAGCCCGAGGCCAGCCAGCCCCCCGCGGTGGGTTTCGCGACATCATCGCCCGCCGCCTGGATCAAATGCTGCGGGCTCACATTGGAACCCACCATCAGCCCGGTATTGTTGATCACGATCTGAGCGCCGGCGCCCGGACGGGTAAATTGCAAATCCCCATTGTTGATGGTGATGAACTGCCAGCACGAGTTGGCATTGCTTTTATTGCGGGAGATCTGGATCCCCGTGGTGTTGTTCAGGCCGACAAACATATCGATGCCGGTGTTGTCCGCGGGCGCGGCATTGAGTTCCCAGGCAAAGCCCCCGCCACTATTGGACTGCACAAACGTGGTACAGACCAGATTCGTAATTTCCATGGGCGTCGCAACCGTGCTTTTGGTGATGACACCCGGCCCCGTTTTCCAATTATTTTGCCAGGCCATGACCAGGCCCACCGCCAGCGCCGCGCCCGACGCGACATTCACCGTCACCCCCTGCGGAATAAGCCAGATGACATTGCTCGGCACGCTCAGATTGCTCGTGATGCTCCACACCCCCGTGCCGGTATAGGTGAGGACGAGGACCGCGGGCGTACTGCCAATGGCCGTATGTGCGGCCTGAATGGTGGCTTGCGTGAGCGCCGTGCCGTAGCGCAGCGCATCGACATAGGACATATGCTCCTGAGCGAGCATGTGCGGCATATGGTGTTTCCTTTCTCGTGTGCTAACTGACGACGATGGACAGCAAACTGCCCGCCGCCTGGATATGCGTGAAGGCATCGACGGCTTCATGCAGATTGAGCGCCGGGGTGAGCCCCGGAATTTGCTCACTGCTCGGCACGAGCTGCACGCTAATACGCCAGGTCGCTGCGAGCGGGATGCCGCCGCCGTCGCCGGGTCCACCCGCGCCCGGCCCCACATTGCTCACCAGCGCCTGCCCCGTATTGTAGGCCGTGAGATTCCACATGGTGCCGGCCGCATCGGTGAGGACGGCCGGTTGATAGGTGCCCAGGCCGCTGGGAATGGTGGTCTGGAGAAAGAAGGTGTCCCCATGCACTGTCACGTACCACGTGGTATTCACCTCATCCACGACCGTAAACCACACGACCGGCGTGCCGCCAGGGGTGTGGTCCGAGCCGCCGCTGATGGTGGTCGTCAGGCTCGGGACTTCAGCATCCATGTAGAAGGCATAGAGGACGCCGGCACTGTCCCGCATGCGCCAGTAATCCGCTGAGCCGGGCACGGGGGGATCAGGCCCTGCCCCCGGCCCCGGCCCGCCGCCCACCGGAGGCGTCGCCACCAGCGCTTCCTCCGGTGCGTCCATCGTCAGCGTCCACACCGCGCCCGTGCTATCGGCGAGGTGGGCGGCCTGGTAGGTGCCGGTACCGCTCGACGCCGTGAGCGCGGCCTGGAGCGTGTCCCCCTGCACCGAGACATACCACGTCGTATTGTTTTGATCGGCGGCGACAAACCAGGGCAGTGGGGCCCCGCCGGGCGTCGTCTCATGGCCCCCCGTGATGCTCGTGGTCAGTGTCGGCACCTCAGCCTCCATAAACAGGGCATAGGTAGTGCCCTGATCGTCTACGAGGCGCCAGTAGTCGGCGTTGGTGGGAATAGTGGGGGGCGGTGTGGTGGGCGGCGTACTGGTCGACGTACTGGTCAGCAGGGCCTCCTCACCGCTCGACACCGTGACGTACCAGACCTGTCCACTGGCGTCATGCAGGGTGAGCGCCGTACTCGTGCCCGCCCCGCTCGGCGCCGCCCCGCTGACGGTCAGCGTGTCCCCGGAGGTAGCGAGATACCACGTGGCGCCGGTCTCGTCCTGGAGGCTCACCCAGGTGAGGGGCGAGAGGCTCGGCGTCTGATTCGAGCCGCCACTATAATCGTAGGTCAGTGTCAGCACCTCGCCCTCAATCCACAGGGCCGCGCCCGTCCCCGTGCTGTCATAGAGCACCCAGTAGTCGGCGTTGGTGGGGATGGTGGTGGACGGCGGGGTAGACGGCGGCGGCGTGGTAACGGTCGTGGGGCTACTGAGCAGCGCTTCCTCACCGCTCGACACCGTGACAGCCCAGGCTTGGCCATCCGCGTCATGCAGGATCAGTGCCGTACTTGTCCCTGCCCCACTCGGTGCCGTAGTCGTGACGCTCAGCGTATCCCCGGAGGTAGCGAGATACCACGTGGCGCCGGTGTCGTCCTGGAGGCTCACCCAGGTGAGGGGCGAGGTGCTCGGCGTGGTATTCACGCCGCCACTAAAATCATAGGTCAGCGTGACGACCTCGCCCTCAATCCACAGCGCCGCACCCACGCCCGCGCTGTCATAGAGCACCCAGTACTCCGCCGCCGACGGCAGGGTCGTGGTCAGTGGCGTCACCTCCGGCAGCTGCGTGGTGACGACGGGGGCGATCGCCCCCGTTTCCAGGTACGGAGCGCTGAAGAGTCCTGTCGTGATGCCGGTCTGCGAGGTCTGCGTTGCCACCAGCGCCTGCTCGGTCAGGCTCACGGTCAGCGTCCAGAGGATGGGCTGCGTATCGGCCAGGATGGCCGGCGTGTCCGCGCCAATGCCGGGCGGAACTGTGAGGGAGACAACCAGGGTATCGCCGGCAATGCTCACAAACCAGCGCTGATGTCGTGCATCAAAGGCCAGGAACCAGGACAGCGGATCGTCGCTCGGCGTGTAGTCCACGCCTCCCGGCGGCGGCGACAGGCCGATGGTCGGGATCTCCGGCTCCATCCAGACATAGTAGGGCGTGCCGACATTGTCGATCATGCGCCAGTAGTCCGGGTGCCCGGCACTAAGCTGGGTGGCGGTGAGTTGCCAGCGCTGGTCCAGTTCGTCGAGGAAAAAGACCGGTTCGCGCCAGCCCCACGGGGACCCAATCGGCGGCGCAATGTCGCCCATCGGGGCGCCCGTGGGCGAGGGATAGGCATAAATGGCGCCGTTGGGGATGGGGATACGCACCCAGCCAATCTCGCCCCACGGGCTCTGATCGATACTGTTCGGCCAGAGGTGCGCGCTCCATTGCAGGAGTCCCCGATGCACGCGCCAGAACCAGCGGGCGCCCGTCCCATCATTGAGGCACATCGTCGTGGCATGGCCCTGGGTCGTGACGGCAGGGGCACTGCTGACCCCCAGCGTCCCGGTCGGCGTAATCCCGTAGTGCCAGAGGACACCTTGCTGATCACCGAGGGCTTGCGGTGTCGCCGTGCCACGCCCGCCTGGCGAGGTCTGCGAGACCTGGAGCACGCCCCCAGTCGAGGGGTAGGCATACCACAGCGCTTGCTCCTGGTCGTAGAGCCGCAGCCACTGATAGGGACCGCCCGCAGGGGTGGCGTTGAGCGAGTCGGCGGGTTGCGTCGAGGTCATCGTGACATGCTGGCTCTGGATCCACAGCCACCAGAGATGGCCCATCCTATCGACCAAGTTGAGCGCCTGGAAGGGATAGCCTGGGGAGAGCAGGGTCAGGATGGGATTGCCCGTACTCACGGCGACGGGCATGAGGGCTTCTTCCTGAGACGCCACAGTGAGCTGCCAGCGCACCCCGGCGCCGTCCTGCACCTCGAACACGGTCGTCGTGCCAGGGCTCAGCGGCTGCGTCTGACTGATCGTGAGCGTATCGCCCGCAATGGTCACATACCACGTCTGGCTGAGGTCATCCAGCACGGTGAACCAGTGCAGCTTGTGGGGTCCAGGAGCCACGTCGATCCCAGGCGGAGGCATCTGGGAAATCATTGGGAGGCCGCTCTCGACGGTCACCGCGTACCATAGGGCATCAGCACTCACCATGCCCCAGTAGCTGTAGGGCGACGTCACCGGCTGCGTATCAGCCACAAAGACATGCTGTTCACTGCGGCCCGTCCGCAGCGTCAGGTGCGTCTGATCGAAGAGCAGATCAGCCAGAATACGGATGCAGTCGAGCGTGCCCTTGGGATGCCAGAGAATGTGCATGCCGACTTGCCGGGCGTAGGCATCGGGGCGCTGGAGGTAGCGACGTAACCCGTAATCTTCAAGTAAGACATCAAGGTCCACGCCCTGCGCCTGAAGCAGGAGGGTCATCGTGGACGCGATGGATCGATTCTCTATGAAAATGGCCATCTGCGCGGCAAAGGCCCGATAGAGGTCGCGCTGCAAGGTCTCGGACTGGGGATCGGTGTCCCACAGACTGGGCGGCAGCCTTTTGAGCATTCTCTCAAGAATCTCGGCCGTCGAAGTCGTCAGGCTAGGCATCGCGTTCTCCGCGCACCTCCTGTGCGGTGTCTGCCTCCACGCGTGTCTGAAAGACGTACAGGGCCGCGTCAAGGAAGTCCTGAGCTGCGCCCTGCGTCTCGGGCGTAGGATCCTCGACGCCATAGAGGAGGGCGTCGTCGTCAGCCTGGAGCAATGCTTTGACCTGGGGATAGCGATCAATCCAGTCAGCAAGTGGCATAGCTCAGGTCCTCTCGTGGTTAGCCCAAGCGGGCGGGCATTCCATATCACCCACACACGCTCCGACATAATGGCGGCACGCGGCATTGACACACCAGACATAATAATCCGTGTGCATCTCCTCGGAGGGATCAGGGGCATGACTGGAATCCGTGGCATACGTTGGTGCGCCACACGCTAAGCATGTCCCATCGCGCCAGACGATGTCGCCGTCACGCGGGGCCTGACGAATATCGGAGGGTGGCATAGCTTATACCTTATAGACGTTGACAGTAATGCGTCCAGGCATGGGTTTGACCCCGATGCCACCGCCGACGGTACCGGCGGGTGTCGTGCTGAACGCCGTGGGGAGACGGTAGATGATATTGAAGACCTCGACCACCGTAGAGTCAATCACGCCATCCGTCTGCATCAGCGTCACCACCTGCCCCACGCTGGACTGATACAGGAACGTATAGAGCGCATTGGCAATAGCGCTTTGACTGCGGGTGGGGTCCGGCGTA